GCGGCGGGTATACTCTGGATAATACGATAGTAACAACGCCGCTAAACGGTTTTTATTCTTAGGTCTATGAGCGAGCTATAGGCGAGCGAATGGCTCTTTCTTAGATTATAGTGATTGATAAGGGTACAGTAGAGCGGGGTATGATATATTTAGAGACGTACCTGGACAACCGCCTTTCATACTCTATATTAGCATTAGACTTGGTACTTAGACTGGTACTAGCATCGCCAATGAAGGAGCTATGGTCAGACAACACACTCTTACTCCCTACTCCAAGGACCAGGGCGGGGCATCCAACTCTGCACATATACACACATACACACACACACAGTAACCTACAATGTGCGGCGGGCTTATTACCCTGACCATCCAACCCTATTCGATCGATTATGGGGGGTAGGTACCATGAGGGGGGCGGTGTGTATGGGTGCGTGATCTGGCTTATTGGTAACATATTACGGTTTATTCGGTATTTGGGCGGACTACCCCTTACGTTCCTCTGAGACCCAAATTACCATGTTGCGGCCTTTTTCGTTAACTATTTGAGGGCGGGGTCGAACTATGGAATTTGGGTCCCATATTGGGTAATATAAGTTCGTACTTGACACAATTACCGAAGTATGATACTCTATAAGTATAGGAGAGATAGATGAGCAAACTTTTTGACCGCTATTTCGACTGGCTCTTTTCTGATGATCGATCCACTCTTACTGTTATAATGCTGATATTCCCTACCCTCTTGGGGTTACTTTTCCTGACACTTTTGCCAATCGGCATTGTCGTAGCGATCGGCGCAGGGGTACTGGCGATAGTGGGGACCTGGATAGGATATTAACATGGATCATCACCCAAGAGTCCGAATTCGTAAGTCCAACTATGGGGATTGGATGGTTGAAGAATGGGCCTACTCCAGTTGGAAAGACACAAAAGACTGGGTACGTTCTGCGGAGTACTCGGGAATGTTTGCAAAGACTCGTGCTTATAACGACTATAACGAACGACTAGAAAGATTTGGAAGGGCAACAAAATCCCAGTCTGCTGTGTGGCATGTAGTGGAGGAACAATGAGCCACTGGACACCCGGATTAGTTCGCAGATTTCATGTTGAGAATGGAGTGCTGCCAAAGATCGTAGCCGGTGATACTTTCCATTTTCGTAGTGCTCATTGGGGTCATCCACACAACGGAATTATCCAACAAGACCTGGACGCGGCGGCTGTGCTCAACATGGCCTCTATTGGCTGTGATCCAATAGATAGTTCTGCTACTGAGTGGTGGCAGACGGTATTGGCGGTGGTGGCTACTTTGGCTATGTTCTTGGGGCCGGTCATCTTGGCAACAATCTGGTTAAGATAGGAGAGATAATGAGAACCTTTACTATTATCCAAAAAGATGCGGCGGAGCGAGATATACTTATTGATCCTCTTAGGGGCAGTTATGAGGGGGTAGACATCGAATATAACTCTCTTGGAATGAAGTGGGAGCGCGGCGGGTATCAGTATGGTTTTTGGTTAGAATATGCGGAAGGGCATTTCTTTGAAGCACTTCAGGCGCTTATTGACTATTATATACTAAACCCAGAAATAGAGTCGTTAGACAGTCCGAGCTTCGATGGGCCAATAGCGAGGATCGAGTAGTATGGATTGGTATGCTTTATGTCCAATCTGTCAGGGTATTGTGTTGCCAAACGTTGGGCATATATGTTCGACATACAATAACAGTAACGTGATGTCGGGGACAGAAGAATATTCGGATACCGAACGATTGGCCGAAATAGATCGCAAATTAGATGTGATTATTAGGTGGATACAGTCACAATGAAGAAACCACGACTTGTCTATATAAAGTGGCGAGACCCCGTTTCTTTAGTTGCATGGGCAACAGAGAAGGAAATCTTAGAGTGGGCCGCAGCGGCAGCTATGGATGGGGGAATGATTGAATCCGTAGGTTGGATTTTCTTTGTATCAGACAACTATGTAGTTTTTGCCCCGCATCGGGCACTTGGAGCAGACCAAACGGATCAACCCAATATGTCCGATGCACATAAGATACCCCTAACGAACATCCTGGAAGTCCGAACACTGTCGATTGGAGACAAGTGGAACGGCTGGAGACCAAAATGAGCAAGAAAAAAATAGAACCCATTAAGAAGTTTCTTTTTCCAGATAAGACAGATCAGCCGTTTGATACTTGGAACGAGATTTGGCTGGCTTGGATTGGGATAATGCTAACTTCATTGGTGATTATAGCTATTTTGAGTATGCTAAAGTAATGAATATTTATGCAGTTGATTTGGATAGCCCCGGCCAGTGGCGAGAAGCGGAACGTCGATTGGCTGTTCTCCTGCAAATGGGCGCTGTTGTAGACGCTGCCGAGTGTATATGTCCTAAATGTAGTAGATATATGGGGCATCACCATAGAGAATATTGGGAAGACTCCCGGCCAAGATGGGCAACCCCAGTATGTCCGAGCGGTGAACGAGATTTTGGTGGATTTATAGATCATACGAGGCATAAATGAAAACCGTTCAAATCAATTTTGACTTTACCCGCCCTGAAATTCGCATTCCAGGTGCTGATTTTTGGTCTTGCAATGGTCTGCATGTCCTTACGGAGCCCGTGGGCATAGTTCCGAATGCTTGGTTTCAGATACACCGGCTGGAAGATTTGCAAAAAGAGAAGCAAGAGCACCTTGATTGGCTCTTTTCCGAGCATAGTTTTCCAATCTTAGTGCAACCAGAGGTAGAAAAGGCATACGCTGATAATCCAGAGTTCAATTTTTGGGCACTACCGCTAGTAGAACTGGATCATTTGTGGCGTTGGCCGTTTCCAGTGGGCTATTCTTGTACTTTCTCATACCAAATGGCCATGGCGATCCTCTTAAAGTTCAATACGATTGACATTTCCGATGTTCGACTATCTTCTTTACGTGAAAAGAACCTCGAAGCCCCAAATGTACTGCTTTGGGCGGGTGAAGCACACCGCCGGGGCATCGAAGTCTTACTTTCTGATGAATTTTGCTATCCGTTCAAGTATGGACAGGTAGAAAGATTGACAGATATTCCGTATTGGGCAAGTACAGAGGTTGTTAATGATATGTTCCCGGGCTGGAGCAGGGAAACTCGCGCGTTCTTCAGTGAATACCAGAAAAAGCACTCACAATGGGAGGGAGAACGCAATGAACGATGGCAACAGACAAGACAGAATATCGCTGAAAGAAACTCTGCAGTGGGTCACGGTTAGTTTACTGCCCCGTTGGTTGATAGAATGGTGTTTAATTCGGGCGTGGGCGGAGTTTAAACCAGAATATACTTGGGAGCAACATGAAACCGTTTCATATTGGCGTGTGTACGCCCGATGGATGGGGGATAGACATAATAGTGAAGATGACTGAGGGGGCCGGCTTTGGTAATATCCTTTATCTTCAGTTACCTAAACTCTATCTGAGCTTCTTATTTCTAGTGTTCGTCATGCAGATCACGATCGGAGATATCCGGGAGGAACGCGATGCCGCCATCAAAGCCATCGGAGGGTCTGAGCGTTAGTTATCTCGTAAATCACCTAGAAGATGGGTGGAGTACGATGAGTGCCCAATGGGAAAAGAATGGACATCCTGTTGGAGTGTTTGTTAAATATGGCCCTAATGTGAGCCATAGATATGCCTATTCTGTTCTTCAGCAAGGCGTATGGCGAGGAATGCAGGACCCGGATAAATTTGATATTAGCAGAGATAAGTTCTCAACCCCGGATGGGAATCCAGAACCATTTGCCATCCTTACAATGGAACCAGAGGTACCTAATGCCAAAGACTAGTGCACCCTACGATTCACCCGCCGGAAAGAAATGGTGTGCAAGACATAATGGGGGCAAGGGAGCCTTCTTGCCTGTTGATCGTTTTCCACCAAAGTATGGTTATTGCTTCGATTGCAAGCGAGAATACCAGCGAGAATGGGATAAGACCGTGCGAGTCCGGCCCGAGAAAGTTGCCGTTCCAGAGGCCCGGTTGTCTAAGTCTCAGACGACTATTATCATCCACCTGCCTAATGATGAGAAGGGTCGGAATTTAACTCGAATGGTTTTAGAGCATTACCCAGAAGGAAATTCTTATTTATGAGTCCGCGTTACATCCCCAATTTTCAGGGAAATTTGTATGCAACTTTGGACTTCATTGGGCGATTATACACTGGAGATCACATAGAAGTTGGAACTAGGCATGGAGCTAGTGCCCTAAAGGTAGCTGTAGCCCGCCCACTGGGAAACATATACTGTATTGATCCTCTAGAAAATCAGATGTTTAATCAAGAATACGGAAATGCGTCTGAAACAGGACATTCTGCAACACTTACTGCGATAATAGAGCGAGAAGGATTTGCAGATAGAATAAGGTTAATTCAGACATATTCTCAACCCTGGCCCTTACCGCCAGAACAAAGATTTGTTACTGGTTTAATTGATGGCTGTCATATTCACCCTGTTCCCATGTGGGATTGGGATGCTATGTGTAAAGTTGTAGACAATGCCATAGTTCTTGACAATGTTGATCTTCCTGGGCTTATTGGATGTCTTACTCGAATTCGTATGAATCCTGAATGGTTACTTAAAAGTACTAGTAAAAGGACAGCTATAGCATGGAAACTGCCGTTATAATCTGCAATGGGCCGTCCCTTAAGGCGGTTCCCAATGAATGGCTAGATCGATTCTACACCTTTGGGGCGAATCGGGTATTCTTGAAGTATACTCCGAAGCATATGACCGTTGTGGACGTTAAGATGGTTCATACCGCCAAACTTCAGAAAGAAATGGTGGTTGGATTGGCCGGGGCAGAGGAAGTCTGTCTTTCTGTTGATTCTTCAAAGATGCTGGCTAAACGATATCCCGATGGCTTTCCCCCAAACTTCGAAATCTTAGAGTGGTGGAATTACTATGATGCTGAGCACGAAAATAGGCTTTTACCTGTTTTTGCGCAGAAGGCCGGAGAGCCCTTGGTTTCTGGTGGTACCGTAACTTATGGGATGTTACAGCTAGCATGGCGGCGTGGCTTCAAACGAATATTACTTGTGGGCCTTAATCATACATTTAGAGACCCACGCGGCGACCACTTTGATCCACGCTATAATGAGGGTGTCGGTATCCCCTATGATAAAGAGAATACCAAAGATGGGGAGTTTGGACGAGGCGCAGGTAAGTGGTGGTGGAGCGAGAAACAGTTTGTAGCCAAGACCAACATGTTTTACACCGTGGCCAAACAATTCTATGCACAGAATGGTGGGGAAATTATTAACTGTACCCCTGACACTAAATGCCCCATTTTTCCAATAGATGACTGGAGAGCATACTAATGAGTGAATCTACTCTTAATAAGTCCACAGTGTCCCTTAGAGGGGAGTTTGTTCAAGGTTCTTTAGCCGGAGTGAAAATTGGGGCGGTTATTGGGTCTCTTGGGTTTGCAGAGGGACCGATAACTAGCCCAATGACTTGTGGATACATCATTCAGGCTCTTACTTTATTCCCGGGAGACTATATTGAGACGGGTACGCGATATGGCGGCAGCGCATTATTGGCGGCGCTATTTGCGAAATCTGTTATTACTATTGATCCCGCGTATGAGGAAGAGTTCAAAAAAGTGATGGCAGAAGCAAAGTCTGACGTTGTAGAGAAAATTACTCGTATTGGGAAAAAGGCAGAAGAAGTAAAGAGGTTGCCCAAGCGAAAATATACGGTAGGATTCATTGATGGTTCCCACGAATATGATGACGTACTAATAGATTTCCATTTGTTTAAGGATAGAGTATCTAACTTCTTAATCTTCGATGATGTAGATTTGTCAGGGGTCTATGATGCACTAAAAACCATCGTCTCAACGCAAGATGTCTGGCGATTGGCGGCATTTCAGCATCCTACTACTGCCGTACTCGCTAAGGATTTCAATCTAGAAACAACAATAGGACCATTCTAATGCCTACATACCCCTACCTGTGTCCATACTGTGGACATCTAAATGATATAGTAATGTCTATTGCAGATTACGAGACCGTTGAGGCGGTTTGGTGTGGTCGATGTTTGCAGTTTGACTTGGATACAGAAATGGTACGGGTTTACACACCTTTGGCGTTCCAGTTTGAGGGAGGGAAGCCAAGTGCGCGTAGGGACTAGAGAGATTGGGCCGGGCCACCCTTGCTATATCATTGCTGAAATCGGCATCAATCACAATGGGGATGTGGAGATTGCTAAGCAGTTGATGCGCGCCGCCGCCGAGGCTGGGGTTGACGCAGTTAAGTTTCAGGTTCGACGAGCACTGGAAGAGTCTGTACCTAAGCATATGTGGGATATGCGTAAGGAAACTCCATGGGGGGAAATGTCCTACATGGAGTACAAAGAACGATTGGAGTTACCCAATGAGATTTATAGGGATGTTCTTTATCCGCTTGCTCGGGAACTGAATATCCATGTTGGCGTTAGTGTTTGGGACAGGTGGGCGGCACAACAGGTAGCCAATATTTGTAGACCGGATTTATATACAAGCATTTTTGATTTTTTGAAAGTGCCCTCTGCGCATATGAGCAATGAAACGGTAATGCACCACACCGCAACCCGGGGTCTACCCTTCTTTTGGTCCACGGGTATGCACGATCTTGGAGAGATACAACGGACGATTCGCTGGTTGGAGGATTACGGGTGTGATAACTGGGGTATTTTTCATTGCAATTCTTCTTATCCTGCGTCGAATAATGAGCTTAATCTCCGTGTGGTGTCTTCGTTTCAGCTATGGCGGACCCTTGCTGGGCACCCCGTTGGCTACTCTGGCCATGAAACTGGACTGGCTACGACTGTGGCTGCTGTGGCTCTTGGAGCACACATGGTTGAGAGGCATATTACTCTTGATCGGTCTATGTGGGGTACTGACCATGCGGCCAGTGTGGAGCCGCAGGGTTTCGAGCGCCTTGTTAAGGACATTCGGGCAGTTGAAGAGGCCCTAGGTGACGGTATAAAGGTAGTCTTCCCTTCTGAGCTAGGGGTCCGTAAGAAACTAAGCTTGACGTAGCCTCTCGACGGGTGCTATAATAAAAATACGGGTATATACCCGTAATTTGGTATTTCAGAGAGGTTACTATGCCTATTGCACCCCCAGGTTCTGGTGGAGTTCCGCCCGGCGGAAACCTCGGCCAGACACTTTTAAATGCCCTTAATGAACTTTCTAGAATCAAGTCATTAAATTTACCAGACAGTCTAAGAAATAGACAACTGCTACAACAGGCTGAACAAGCGGTAGCACAAGCACGACTTGCTATTCAAATGGCTACAGGTTCTCAGCAAGGAATGGCTGCGGGAGCCGGTGGTGCGGGTTTGGGTGGTGCAGGTCAGGCCGGTTTTATTACTCCCTCAACGATTGGGAGTGTAGCCGGAGGGGCGGCGCTCGTTGGCGCTGGCGGTTTACTTCTGGGTGGAAGTAACCCTCGGTATACTTCTGAAGAGTTAGCGGCACGGGGATTAGGTTCAGCAATGCAAAGACCCAGTGTACTGCCGGGCACCTTCACATCATCGTACTTACAATCACCTTCTCAATCGCTTTCACCCCTTCCTTCGCGAGCAACTTCTTCTGAGGCTACAGTTGCTGCCAGTGAGGGTAGAAGATTAATTGCCACTCCACCACCTAATCCTACTTCACCCAACCTAACGGATATTCTTAATAGCCGCAAGCCGATGACAAAATATTTCAAGTCGCGCGGCGTTAACCCTAGAGTTAGAGCTAAGTAATGGCTGGCGTATCGACGATCACTCAAAGTTTTACTCTAGATAGCCGCCGCCAAATGGGATGCGTAACGGCTACTGATTATGGCGATTTACAAACTCTAATGATCGACATTATGAGTTTAGCGGATGACCTAACTGGCAAGGGTGGATGGGAAATGAGTCAACTAATTATCCATCCAATTACGATGGGCGCAAACGTTAAATGGTTTGCTTGTCTTTGTTTCTTATTCGACAAAGATACAAGTATCTTTTAAGGAGTAAATTTGAAGCCTTACGTAAAGTGGATCGAGGAAGGCAATTTCTGGATTCGCGGGGCCTATGATCCAGTTACCGATCTGGAAACACCGACGGGACCTCTAAAACTGGTTGTACACCAGAAGAGGATTCTTGCGCATTGTCTTACTCCATATCAGGAAAATGGGGTATGGAAGTTACCGTATACAACTGTTATCTACTCTTGTCCAAAGAAGTCGGGGAAGACAACGATTGGCGCGAGTGTAGGTGGCTGGTTTAGTTCGGAAGCGGTGGATAACACGGAGAGTTTCTGCCTAGCGGGTGACTACGAACATGCTATGGGCCGAATGTTTGACGACCTCCTGTTTGACGCCACATACGGTAGGGACGATTTTCCAAACGGCAAGTTGTCCGAGAAGCCAAACAGAGACTTGCTGGTGTATCCCGGCGACAAGAGTATCCAGGCTATTGCACAAGAGTATAAGACCGCTTCTGGTTCTCGACACGCCTTGACCCTCTGGGACGAGTTGTGGACCTACACGTCAGAGGCATCCAATCGTTTGTGGGTAGAAATGACGCCGATCAAGATTCCCGGCGTCCCGATCTCGCTACGATTCGTTAGTACCTATGCTGGATTCGAGGGACAGTCGGACCTTCTGTGGAGTCTATATGAGCAGATTGTTCTGAATGGTGAACCAGTACCAGAATTGATCGACATAACACATGCGAGCGGCGAGCCGACCTGCTGGAAAAATGGTCGTATGTTCGCTTACTGGGATAGTGCACACAGGATGCCATGGCAGACTGAGGACTACTACCTAGAACAGCTTGCATCGGGAATGAAGCCGAACGAGTATGCCCGTCTGCATGAGAACAGATGGACAACTGGCTCGGAGCCATTCATGCCGATCTCTTGGTGGGATACGGTGGCGGTGCTTAAAGGGTCCTTGGAGTATGACACTAAGAATCCTCGCCGACAACTTCCCGTGGTCATTGGCTGTGATGCCTCTACTAAGCATGACTCTACGGCGGTGGTTGGTGTGCAATATGACTATGAAGAGGACATGTTGTATGTGGCCTTCCACAAGATTTGGAGACCGTCTCCCACGGAGCCAATGGACTTTGAACACACGTTGGAACGGTATATCCTAGAGCGCCATAACGAAGGCTTCCAGATTGCGGCAATAGTGTATGATCCAACCCAACTACACCGCTCTATGACCCGTCTGGGTGTGACAATCCAGGGCGTTACTGAGTTTCCACAGACCCTGCGCAATATGACTGCAGCCAGCGAGACGCTGTATGGGTTGTTTAAGAATCAGAAAATCCTGACTTATAAGGATGAAGAGTTCCGTGCCCATATGCAATACGCTATGGCAGAAGAAAAAGGTAAGGGTTTTCGCATCGTAAAGCCACCGCGAGCTTCGGCGCACCACACTGATGCGGCTATCGCCCTAGCGATGGCAACGTTCTATGCCTATAAGACACACGGTTACGACGTAAGTAAGCCCATTCAAATCGAAGTACCGTTTGCTGAGGGCTCCCAGTTTCAAGAAAAATCTCCAGAACAGATACAGGAGGAGACTAATCTGCCCCCGCAACTTCGTTCTGGCGGACTCACAGAAGAAGAGTTCGATGCACAATGGAAAAAGCATGTCAAACGTGAGGGCCTAAATGCCTGAAGAAACCTTAGTTAATGAAACGTTACCCGTAATTCTTGATCGGTATAGACGCGCCAAAACTATGGCGATGCCTTGGCATAACCAGATCAAGCGTTGGCGGGATTTTTATGACCAGTCCCACTACAAAGCGCGGGCTAAGATTAACGAGACACAGTATCCCGATCCTACGCCCACTAATGTCGTTGATGTTGCTGTTGGTGTTCTTGGGTCTCATCCCCTAGAGTTTAAGGCAGTGGGGTGGTCTCCATCTTCAGAAGAGCAGAAGGCCACAGATAACGTAGAGAAGTTTCTTAATGGTGCTATTGATGTAGCCAACGATCGAGAGGATATGCTTATTCCTTACATGGTGAATATGCACATGGTTCGAGACGGGGCCGCAGTAGTTAAGAGCGTCTGGGACCCTTACTTAGCAAATCGACACGCCGCCCTAATTCAATTACCTAATCCCGATGCAGAGTTGGGAGCACCCCAGTCTATACCTATGCGGGCGTTCCTGGAACTGCCGCTTAGAACTCAGGTTATTGATCCGCTAGAGGTCTATATTGTCCCTGGCGGTAGACAGCGATGGCTTTATCTTTTTCACGCAACTCGCATGTCTGTGTATGACGCAGAAACCTTATACAACTTTAGAGACGAGACCTTTACCGGACGGGAAGCTGAGAAGATGTATGTGGAGTATGACCTAATTGATTATTGGCGGGTCGCACACTACCCTGACGGCGATTACATTATTAATGCTGTTCTATTCAATGAGAAGTTCATTCCTGGGTTCACTCCCCGAGTTATGGAGGGTTACGAAGAACTTCCATTTACCATTGGATTCTTTAAGCCAGTAGACCTGAAAGAACCTGATAAGTGGGGGCACGGAGTTATCCGCCCACTTGAGCCTTCTATTGTGATGATCGAGCGGAACGTCAACCGGCGACAGCGCCAGATTGATGTTTATAGCTCGTTACCTATGTTTGTTAAGGCCTTACCGGGCCGATCCGTGACGGTTGACTCTGGATTTGGAAAGTCAATTAGCCTAAGCGTAGACGAAGAGATTGGGTTCCCAACATGGCCGGGTAATGCCCCGGACTCGAATCTGCAGATTGATTATTTGCGATCTCGTCTACAGCAATCTGGGTTCAGCGATATCCTGTTTGGTATGGAAGGACAGGGGGCCGGGTTTGCTATCAGCCAGATGACTGACCAGAACCGCATTCGCCTGATTGAGCCTATTCGACAGATCGAATTGTTTTGGTCGAAGTGGGCGCATAAGGCGCTTAAATTGGTTCGCAATTTTGCTTCTAACTCTATGCTGCGGGTTTACGGGACCTTTAAAGGCAAGAACTTTGCCGACCAGATGATTGGTAGAGAGATTGCTGACTATAAGGTAACGGCCAAGATCAAGGCCGAGTTCCCTAATCAGCAAGTAACAAACGCTGCGCTATCAACACAGTCCGCAGATACTCTATCTCTACGAACTAGGATGGAGCGATACTGGGATGTGGATCAGCCCGGCGATGAGTGGCAGCAGCGTATGATGGAAATGGCGGAACAACATCCGTCTATGGTTCAGTATGGGATTTTGATTGAACTACAAAAGCGCGCCGCAATGGGGGATCAGGCCGCCATGATGGTTATTCAGTTGATGATGAATCAACAGGGCCAGAATGGAGGAAGACCGGCAGAGGGTGGGGGTGGAACGGCCCCAGGTAACGCGTTGGGTACGGCTAGTGCTACTGGCGCAAGAACTCCACAGGAAGCCGGATTCCCCGCACCGGGTCAATCAACCCTTGATACAGTTAACCGACTTTCTAACCAACAACCGGGCCTTGATGGCTCGATAGGAGGAGCAATTGGGTAATCCATTTGAGCAGGCAATGAAGAACACGTTGGATCGCGTTGGGGCGGAGACCGACCCAGCGTTGATTCAGTACAGCAAATTGCAAAATACACACTTCCGGGCACTACAACGTCGTTTTGGATTTGACCATGTTCAGCGGTACATTAGAGTAATGGAAGCTAAACGAGCGGGCATTCCACGTCTGTTCGGGAGAAAGTAACGTGCCCTACGGAATTAGCGATCAGGTTTGGCAGTATCTCGATCCCCAAACACAACAAGGTATAATTGATGCTTATGGAGGATCAACTCAAGTAGGAGGTTCTGGTGGTGCTGTTCCAGGTAGCTGGCCCGACGACCAGCCGCTTCCTGATCCTTACCTTCTTGACTTAGGATATTCAACACCCGAGTCTCAGCAGCAGGCATTAGCCGAGATTATGGGCGCAGGATATACTTACGATCAGTTTATTGAGGAATTCTTTGGATCGGGTACATCAACATCTACTCAATCGGGGAGTAGTGGCGGCGGCGGTGGGTTTATCCAGGATATTGGTCCCGCCGGCCCGCTTGCTCCGATATCTGCTACATTTAGTCCATACGAGCACCAGATCGCGAGCGCGCCTGAGTGGTGGAAGGCTTTGGCACCGGATGTCATAAACCCAGTATCGGAATACCAGACTCTTTCTAACTTGCTGATTCCGTTTTTGAGTCCAGAAGACCAGAGAACCGTGGCGACGAACCTCTATCAATCTAACCCTACACAGTTCTCGCACTTGAATCCAGAACTCTTAGAAGGACTTCAGCCAGCCACAGAAATTACCCCCCAACTTCGTACTCAATTCTTCACTGGGGAACGCGCACAGAACGCATTGACTGCATTTGATGAGCTTTTGAGTATTTCTGGAAAGAGCCCGGATGACTTTGGGCCGGGGTACAACTTCTTGCGGGGTCTAGCAGATACTGTTAAAGACTACAGGTTGACTTCTGGAGCTTCTCAACTAACTGAGACTCAGCAAGGACAATTGTTATCGGCTCTTGATCCGATGTTGGCACAGACTGAGAGTAGAGAATTAAGTGCGTTCGGGCCGTTAGCTCGAAGCTTTGTTAATCCGTTCTTTTCTGCCGGTTCCCTAACCGGACAGGTTCGAAACAAGTTTGGTGATTTGATTCGTCCGCCCAACCCTAGATACTTCTAAGGAGATAACATGAAAGAGTATAAGTTTGCAAGTATAGGCGCTGGAGAGGTTGATATAGTTTGCAACAAGTGGTCCCGAGAGGGATGGGCTGTTGATAAACTATATAAAGAGAATAACAAGTTCTACGTTTTGTTTATTCGAGAGGCCCTAGAAGACCCAGCATATGTGCCAAATCCTCCAAAGCCTCTGGCACCGAGAGGTAGACCAAGAATTAAGGCTGCCGAAGAGCAGGCCATGGATTTAGAAATAGGTGCTGAATCAATAATCGAGGGCTAATTGCCAACCTATCCTCCAACTTCTACCCCACCTCCGCCATCATTTTCTACCACTAGTCCCGAAGATGTCTTTAGTCGTGCCTCAGCTATAACGGGCAGACAACCGGCATTCGGGGGAGGCGGCGGCGGAGATTTGCCCCCTCGCCAGAGTAACGAAGGTAGTGATATCTACTTCGTTACCCCTGGTGATTCTTGGGGTTCTATCGCTCTTCGAATATATGGAGACGAGCGGTACAAGGTAGACCTTCAGGGTTCTAACCCGGGCCGTCAAGTATTGCACCCAGGTATGACCTTGGTGCTGCCAGATAGAGTAGAAGACCCCCGAGTACCTACACTAGAGAGAGAAGATTTCTGGAATACTGACGCATTTGCGGATACTGTTAATGCCGCAGAAGAGACGCGTCAGATTTTGCCTATCTGGAGACACGCAGAGCAGAAGTGGCCGGAGTACGGAAATATTGTATTCCTGGGTTTTGATGAGAATAATGATCCGTACCCAACCACTGATCCGACCGGCATGCCCCTATTCTGGGACCCTAAGCAGCAAACATGGTCTATAGAAGACACCGGCATTTCCTACACAATGGGAATGATCGAGAATGATTTCATTAAGCCCCTGACTCTACAAGAGCGCCAAGATTTGTACATAATGGGAGTAGAGCAGAAGCTGCAAGGAATTGAGCTTGGTGCCTATGATGCTGGTGGTACTCAAATGTGGCAGGATTCTATTACTAGAAATCTACCCCAAGACACCGCGTTTGTTCCTACTCTGCATGATGTTCCACAACCTACTCCACTGAAACTTGCTTGGTGGGAAAGTGCTTTTGATGCCCTTAGACTATTGGAAGAGCCAGTTCGCGGTTTAGCCAATGTTACAACCCGAGAATCAGAGGAAGGGCGTCCGGGTATTTCTCACATGGAGTTGGCGTGGGCCGGTATTACAAGTCTTGGGAAGGTATTTGTTACCGGCTTAGGATATGAGTATGCCAATATGCGAGAGGTTGGCGCGGGCATATTTGGACAAGAGATTAAGCCATATGGCGTTGATAAAGACACGAACACTAAGTATACAGAAGATGAAATAGACACACTCATCGCTAGTGGACGGGCCGATGAGATTACTTGGGTTACTCCCCCAGATTATTGGCGGGGTGAGTTCGACCGCTCTATGGAAACCATGCTTGCCATTTATAGCCGCGGAGGCTTAAGTGGTCGAGTTGGGGACATGGGGATTTATCGAGATACCTTTGACTCTGATGAAGAGTTTGATGCCTACGTTCAGGGCATCTTTAACGCTGAACCTGGGTTACAACAAGAGGCCTTAGCGAGAAGTAATCGGGATAGAGATAGAATGGAAGAGACTCGCAAGGAAGCTCTCCATGAGAAGTCGAATTTAGAGTCGCAGGCGCATGCTGCTCTGGCAGAAGGAAAGGGGGGATTAGCAGTTAGCCTTATGACCGAGGCTAAGCAGCTTGAACTTCGCGCGGCACATTGGTATAGCCCATTCTTTATGTGGTCTAGACTGGATGAGCCTTGGAGAGAGGAAGCCTTCCTTAAGGCCGTGGCTATAGCGGAACTTGAGAATATGGGTCCACTAGACCCGCGCGTAATTCGTACCATACGAGATAATTACGAACATGCGGGCGTAAACCTTGCCATGGGTATTGCTTTCGACATATCCAACTTCATGGGCATTGGCACAGGGAAAAAGATTCTTTCAGAGGTGGGTGGAGGAATCGGTGATCTATTTAGACTAGGTGGCCGGGCGGTTAGGTCTACGGGCGTGCTTGAGACTAAGCCCATCAGAACTGTGCTAGATTTCTTCTTTGCAGAGGCTCATAGCTCTGTTGCTGGAGTTTATAAGAGAAATGCAAGTAACTTGATTCAGAAGCTGGCGCAAGGTACTGAACAAACCTTGACAGGGCCTATTGGTACAACCCGTGGTTTAGACCAGATGATTGAAGTTTTGGCTTCGGCTGCTAAAGGCAACCCAGACGCAATCGCAGAATTACCTGCGAGTGTGACGCGAAGATGGCAAGTTCTTGCGCGCGGTTTACAGGACTTATACAATCCTAATATGTCCGAAGCATGGATGCAGCGCATTAACCCAGACAACTGGGGACAACTTATTGACGATGCCTATAACATCATCTTTCAGCGCAGTTATGACCGTGCGATCCGGGACACCATTCGAGATTTCCCTAATCTGCCAGTAGCTCAGCAGGTAAGTAAGGCTAAGGCTATTGCAGAAGAAATCGCATCTAAGCCACGTCTCGTTGCTGGTGAGTTTGCACAGAACTTTGAAACTGTCTATAGACGATTGCATGAAACAAAGCTAGGTCCAGAGACTTTGGACGACAACCCTATTTGGCAGTTTATGAAGCGCATTGGCGTGAATATGGAAGGCGACATGGAGTTGGGTCGCGGCGCGTTTAAACTGTTCTACGGATTCAGAAACCACTTGTTTGAGTGGTGGTTGGGATTGCGTCCGGGCTGGACGGCTATTAACTACCTGGATTCTACTGTACGTTTCTTGCTCTCGGGCGGTAAGTTGTATGATGACATGGGCACTCTACATAGCATCAATACTCGTCGATTGCTTGGTCGTAATCTTCTTCGAGAAGAATTTAAGACGGCATTTAGTCGTGCTATCCACGAACTAGAAGGGGAATTAGATTACGTTGAACCCATTGTGGAGAGAGCACTGCAGGGCCAACGGTTTAAGTATGGTCCACTAAGTCTTCTAACTGACGCTCGGCGACAAATTATTGCAGAGAAGAGAGCAGTACGGCAGGCGCGCAGCGCAACAGATAACTTGTTGCAGAAGATTTTGCGCTGGTCTTGGGATCAAGTAGGTATGACCAAGAACATTCTAGCGCGTGGGGCAGTCAATACAAATGCACTGATAGAATTCGGGCTTCGAACTAGATTGTCTATCCAGAAGTTTGATTCTGTATTCTGGACAATGGATCAGTTTAATTTGGAGAAGATCGTCGATGACATGGTTCAACTGGGTGCGACTCCCGATACCATTTCTGCTTTTCGTAAAGCATGGTTAGCGTCCGCTGATGATGTAGAGAAAGCCGCAGAGTTTATGAACATACTGGGTGGCTCAGGTAGACGAAGCGAGCGTTTATTCTCGCAGATACTTCCAGATAACTGGGAAGATATACTTCAAAAGAACGGAGTGGACCGCCGGATGCGGGCGCTCATCTTCCGGCCTATTGTCGAGGATATTGAAGATGTACTGCGCAAGGTAAAGCCAGAAGGCAGAGTTCAAGCCGTCACAGAGTATGTAGATGAGGCAATCTACAAGATCAACTCAGAGTTAGTTGATCGTAGTAATGACCCAGCCCTAAGATCGCTTGCTGATGATATGCGACCGGGCGGCACTGCGGGCACTACACGACCAATCCCTGGAGTAGTAGAACCAGTAGTTATTGACCGAACGCGCAGTGGTGCGGTTCGTGTTGGTGATGATTGGTGGCGTCCAGTAAAGGATGGTGAAGTATTCGAACCTGGACATGAATTTCGCATGGGGCTTGGCGACGGCGAGCAGACTTGGGTAAAGATGACTCCCGAGGAAGCTCGGGATGCCGTACGTACTCGTGGGTCCGGCGGCGTTCGGCTCGGCGTACAGGAAGGAGAAGTACGCCTAGGACTGGAAGGTGAGGAACTAACCGTAACTACCGAGCAAATGCGAGTAGGCAAGAAGATTGTCTACACCATGAGCGAGGATTACTACCGCCTTGGAGAACTGCAACGTGAGTCTACCGCCCGGCTATTCGATGCCGAACGACAAATCTCTGAAGCCATAGACACGGCGGCTGGGACCGCTGAGGCACTTGCAAAGGGCACACAAAACCTTGCAGTTGCTAAAGCTCTGTTGCATCATGATGCACAACTTCGTCTCATTCGAGATAATGTTAAGAAGTTTTTCCTGCGCGTCTTCCCTGGTCCCTTAAGACTTGATCCAGGTCCTCTTCGAGCAGCGGCGTGGGAACATTTTGATCGCCTTGGTCAGCAAGTTTACGAAGCCATCATCACTTTCAATGATGAGGCTATCGAAGCCGCTCTCCGGGGAGAGATCGTGGAAGTGCCGGGTCTTCGAGACATCCTGTTTAAGGCTGGCGTTGACCTAGACTTTGAGAATGGGGCACTGCGGGCTATTCGTCTAACCGACGCAGGCGCGGGTACGCGTGTGTCTTTTAGTTCTTGGCGGGGTACGGTGTACCTACGCAAACACCTGATTCAAAGCTTCTTTGGAAGAAACGTAACTATCAAGAACGCGGAAGCGGCCTTTAACGCCGCCTTTACTGCACAGCATGTAGCGTCTACTAGCGCGGCTCAGACCACCGCGGACGTAGCAAAGGTTGTGGCTAAGGAGTTTGGAGAGAACGCCGGGCAGGTTATTGACGATGCTACTCAACACGCAGATAACTTGTGGGAAGCCTTCGCTACTCAGGCTGATGATGGTGGAGAGTCGCTACGAAGTCGCTGGGGGGCAGAAGCCACTCAAACTCGTCAGGGATTCATTGACTTCTTAGAACAAGAAGTTGCTCGTCTAAGTGGCCTTTCAGATCAATTATTTGTTCAGGGTGAAGCATTAGGAAGATATGCTTCTGGATACATGTCCAGATCGCAAATAGAAACTCGTTTAGCGCAAATAACAAGTGAAATCTTTGACATGCCAGCGGGCTCTTCAGAACTTCAATGGGCAAGAGCAGAACAGGGCGCACTAAATGATGCTTTACGACGAGGGATTACAGAAGCAGCGGCACCTCCCGTACATCAAGATACCATTGGAGCCCTACGTCGCCTACAGGACGAAGCCCGAGCCCTGGCCGTGTCTATTGACATCGCTACTCTGCCCCCAGAATTAGTGGGGCACGCGGCGGGTCCGATCCCTCGCTGGATGCTATCTGACGGTATTCAGTCCTGGTTGCGAATTACGAATGACATCACTGCCCAGAGATCGGCGCTTACAAGAAGCTTGGAAGAACTGAAGCAGGGCATAGTAAAGGGCCTCGCTGACGGCACAATGGATTTTGCCAACATCCCAGCCGACCAGAGAACGCTTATTCGGGGAATCCTTGATGAGGCTATTTGGCGAAAGGGAGCGGCACACGACGTTGCTATGGATGGAACCAAGGCAATTGCGGATGTTAATCCAGGCCGTCTAGAAGAACTTTCAGCGATGACTAATGCTGCCACGGGCACAGACACATTTGAGGGGGCAGTTAAGTTTACGCAGGACCGGATGTTGGAATACGGTAGGAACTATCGTATTGACAACATGATAAAATCTGTCTCCCCATTCTGGATGTTCCAGAGTCGTGGACCGATATTTTGGATTAAGGCTTTTGCGCAGCACCCAGAATATTTGGCGTGGTGGAGTCGATATCAGAGAACCCAACGCAAGCACCAGATTGACAACGGTGCGACCGATAGTGCAGGCCGACCATTGCGCAGCCTATACGGATACTTTCGATTGCCCGGTACTGATCTATGGTTCAACCCAATATACTTTTCTTCGGGTAAATACGTATTGCCGCGGCCTTCTCCATATGCTGGAGAGTTTCCTGACAACATTGGACCATATGAAGAGGCTCTTAACTATGCTTACGAGTATGGACAGATGTTTGGTTTCCGACCGGCCCCATGGATTCAATTCCTCTTGATTCAGGGAGGAATGCTTGATACTCAGAGATACCCTGTGGGCTCTTTGATTTCACAAGTGGATGTGGTAGTTCCTCCATGGATTCAGCGGGACATTCGACGCGCGCTTCGCCAGTCTCGTTACCCAGGAGACCCTGGCCTGTTTACTGAGGATGTAGGATGGATGGACTTCTTGGTAGAACAGGAAATATATATGCGCGCCCTGCAGGAGCTTACGGAGAATCCAGATAATCTTGCCAAAGTGCAGAGCGAGATTTACAATGCTCTTGGTTTCGTGGTTACTGGCTATGATGAATTTGGTGCGCCGACCTTTGATAAAGAACACATTACACGTAATCGAGAAAATCCTCGATGGATAGCGGCTCGCGACCATATCGAGCAAACCCAGTACTACTCACAGCTTCTGGGCTTCTTTACTGGAATCTATCCAAAGGAATTTTCAGACGCCGAAGCTCAGCTCATGGCGGTTCGAGATAACCTTAACTTCTTGAAGGATTCTATTAATAACGTAACTGGTACCGCGATCTTCCAACTTGATCCTGTACCAGAGACTCGTATGGAGATTTACCAGAATATGAAGTGGGAAACCCCAGAGGGGTGGGTTTCTCAGCTTTATGGCGCTTCACGTTGGGTAGAGACGCAGGGCGGCGGACAGGCTTATGGACAAGAGCGTATTGAACTCATGGCTCAGAGAATTCATGAGAATGAAGTCACTCAAGCCTACTATGATTCCTTGGCCTTGGCACACGATCAGCTTAATGAGTGTCAGCTTAGCGGCGGTATTGGTTCAGACTCCGCGGTACGCCGAACCTGCTTTAAGAACTATTTCCGTACCCGCAAGGCTCTGGACGATCATCCTGCTTATGCTGTGGCACAGCGAGATTGGATCGTTGGCTACAAGACTGAAAAGACGATTGCAGATAACTTTGAACGGATGTGGTGGAGTTACATTGATGCCACGATGCCTAAGTGGTATGTTGAAGATGAGGAACCATATGACAGTTGGGTTGCGCGCGTAGAGGCGTGGAAGGAAGACTTACCTGGAGTCGGAACCGATCTAGCTGGCGCATTCTTGGTTCACGAAGTTGCGGGTCGCGCTGGTTTTGAGGATGGCGAGAATCCATTAGAGATTCCGGGCCATCGAATAATCGTACCGGAGGCCGTGGTTAAAGGACTATTGAAGCAGACAAATGCCGAAGGCTATGACGCATATCGCTTAAAGAACGATACGGCATTTGAGGCCATGAATAACGCATTCAAGGCTCTACAGTGGGACCCATATATGGCTAAGCAGAAAGAATGGGAATCTTTGAACTCTTATGAGCAAGAAACTGCTGAGCAAGAATGGTTAGAAAAGGCTAAGGGTCTTGGGCTACCAGAACTTCAACGATGGATATTGGAGAATTACCCAGAGGGTAAGTTTACGCCAGCGCAGTTGGCGGAAGTCTTTGGTGCTACATCCCTAAAGACTATTGAGGAAAGAAATCTTCCGAATAGTGAACGGGGAGTTGTAGAAAGCGAAGTGTGGGAAATGTTGGCAGCGATCGGCCCGGGCGAGAACTTCGATGTATTCAAGGAAGCTTTCGTAAAGGCGGGCGGTGAGACTGACAGCATTACTGCTTGGTATGAAACCGGCGGCGGGTTTGAGGACTACGCTAAGCTTCAAGAGTTGCATGGCATAGTCAAGAAGACTGCCGAGGCCATGGGAGTAGGTACACCCACTCAGGCACAGTTAGTCGAGTGGGGAGCGGCCAAGCGGCTAAACGATGATTTCTGGAAGGGAATAACCAATACCTTCGGTGAGGATTTCCGACACCTATTGGCTGTATATGGCGTTCTATCTGGAGCCGATAAAAAGGCATACAGAAAGGACAACCCAGAGATTGACGAATACTACGATATGCGAGACGCCTATGGCGAAGACAACCAACTTTGGGCTAAGTACTACAATCCAGAAGCCTACACAACCCAGACTGGCTTGGCCGGAGAAGGCGCAGAGAAGCGTGGAACTTCTGGTGGGGGTGGTGGCGGTGGAGGCCGAAGACAGACTTCCTTTAGTGGTGGTGGGGGTGGTAGCTTTACTCCAAGAGAAACAATGGTGGGGCAGGGTTATCGCTCTACCTATGATACTAATCGGCTGGCCGATCCTCGAATCTTGGGTTCTGGCGGCGTAGCAGGGTCTCCGTTCTGGCCGGCTGGGTTCGGCAAGGGTACTCCAAAGGGTGTATTGAATGAGATCGTGGACCTAAAGGCTGAGGGTAAGCCGCTATCTGGTCCAGCTTTGGCCTACTTGGGGGCCGTAAAGGCAGGGGAATGGGCCGCTTACATAGCCGAACTTATTGCCGAGAGCCAGAAGGCTGCAACAAAGGGTGGGGGCGGCGGCGTAGTTACGAAGGTCTAGCACTTGACATGGGATGGTTCGTTTTGGTATTATTAGGACAGTGGGCGTAAAGCTCGCTATTTTTACGTACAACAATCTAATGGTAGACGGCACCCTTTAGCCGTCCGTGGAGGTAAGAATGGAGCCAGAAATGGTAGCCAATTCTGCCGCACCGGGCACACAGCCCGTAGGCGGCGAAGCCGCGGACAAGGTAGACTGGGCAGCTCAAGCGGCGGAACTTAAGAGCACACTTGAAGCAACTCAGACTTCTCTTAACGCGATGAAGACTGAGAATGATCGAAACCTGAGACGGCTGCAAAGCACGTATCAAGGGCAGATCAACTCTCTAAGTGCACAATCTGAAGAAGAGAAGGCACGATGGGAAGAGGCTTACCACCGGGAGAAGATGGCCGGAATGGAAGAAGCCGAAGCGTTGCGTTACGATAACTCTCGCCTTTCTAAGTTAGTAGAAGAGCGCGAGTTTCGAATGCGCGCAATACAGCAGCAAGCGGCAGATGCCCAGGCAGCGGCTGGTTATCTGCAGCAATTTACCGCACTGGGCGTTCCTGTAACCAGTCTAAACACCAGTGGGTCCCTACAGGACCTTGCTGATAGTGGATGGAATGGACTGCAGGCAGTACGTGCTCAGGAACGTAAGACGATCACTGAGTACGACGGTAAGTTGTCGGCAATCCAGGCTCAGCTTGATACCTTAAAGAAGGGCAGCGAATCCTTGGACCCGAACGCGATTGCTCAACGTGCTGGGGACTTGACTCCTCCAAACGTGGCAACTCTTACTCACGGGAACCCAACAGTTCCTCGAACGGAGTTGCAGGCGCTGGAAGCAGCAGCCCAGTATTTCGGCGGCGTAAAGCCGACTTTGGAACAACTGTATCGTGCCGTTGAGACGAGACAGCTACCCGCATCAGTATTGCCGGGATTAGAGGGTATGCCCCTAGAAGAACCAAAGAGATAACGCAATCTCTTCTTCGTAAGGATGCCATCTAAGCCTAGGCACAAGAGGCTAAAATGGCGCAAGCAAGTGTTGCAAATTATGCAGGCGCGGTTAAGACAAACTTTTCCCGCCGACTCCTAAGCCGAGCACTACCTCGTTTAGTGCACGGTCGTTGGGCTACCCCAGCCACCCTAACTGGCTATGGTACTCTAGAGCTTCGCAGATACGAGTCACTTTCAGCCATCACAGTTCCGCTAGCACAGGAAGGTGTGACCCCGGTTGAAGGTTCTGCACCTACCTTGACTCAGCTTACAGTGACCCCTGTGTACTACGGTACATGGATGGGTTACACCCAGCGGATCGTAGAGCAGGGTTACGACCCTATTCTATCTGAAATGGTGGGTGTGCTAGGCGAGCAGGCAGGTCTTTCTGCGGATACTCTGCTTCGAAACGACTTGACAGACGGTGCAACCACTGACTTCTCAGCAGGTCAGACTGCAAGAACTTCTTTGGACAGCACCTTGTCACACGAAATCACGTTCGACGACATCCTAATTCAGCTTGCTGAGTTGGAGAATCAGAACGCGAGACCCGTGGAGGGTGGTCGCTTCGCATGTGTTCTACACCCTTACACCTGGAAGAACCTGCTACAGGATGACACCTTCATGGCGGCATTCGTACAGGAAGCTCCGAACACCGCTATCCGATCGGGTATGCTGGGAACGCTTATGAACTGTGTATTCTACATGAGTTCAAACGCCCGCATCTACGTTGACGGTGGCGCAACGAACACGGATGTCTACGACATGCTGTTCATCGGCGCCGACTCCCACGGTGTTGCCGGATTTGCAAGCCAGATGCCGAATCTAAACCCAACGGCTGCTCCTGCGGACTACAACCCAGGTGGAAACACCGGGGGCGGAGTTAACAGCGTGGAGATCATCCGCAAGGGCCTTGGTGAGACGGGCTTCGACCCATTGAACCAGCGAGGTACCTTGGCTTGGAAGTTCGCGTTCGACGTTCTAGTAACGCAGGCCAACTGGCTTCGAAACCTAGAGCACTGCAACGACTTCAGCTAAACCTGAGTCAAATCCTGAATGAGGTAAACTAATATGGCTAGCAAGCAAATCCCTGTGGTGGGTGAGGCCTTTCTAGGTTCTGACCCACTAGTCCAGAAGATGATCCGAATTACCTTCGGTAGCTCGGGTTTCTCTGGCTCAAATGATGTTGATGTTACTACGGCGTCTGTAGCCGCGGGTGTGGGTACTCTAGGTGTTGGTCAGCTTTTGACCTTTGCCGACAGCAACTATCGCCTACTTAACATCATCTTCAACGTTGTTGAGGTGTTCTCTGTTGGAGCAATCAACGTTGGAGTAGACTCTGACCCAGTAGCGTTCGCTTCGGACACTGGTGCACATGCGGCAGACTTTACCGCAGCAAGCATCTTCGATCTTCGCTATGGACAGAGCACTGGCGTTGGCGCGGGAATCCCGCTTTCAACGGTTTCCGTGCTATTCGGCGGAGCATGGCCTGCGGACAGTGATGACTTCATCTCTTTGTCATTCTCTGGTGCCGCAACTCTGGGAACTGAAGGACACTGCGAAATGTATGTGTTCTACCTAGAAGTTCCAGACCAGCCGTAATCTAGACGAGGTAAACTAAAATGGCTGCAAGAAAGATTCCTGCGTGGCCGAAAGGCATCGCTGGTAACGTATGGGCCAATAAGTTGGCAGACGCAAGTTTGTACGCTATTGAGTCCGACGTTATCAACTTTGACACGGGCACAGCCGTAAGAATTTTCTCCATCCCAGAGGATACAATCCTTTGGGCTGCCGGACTAGAGATCGTTACTGCCTTTAACAAACCTAACGGTTCCATTGTTCTTCGGGATACCGAGGTTGCCTTAGCAACTTTTGCTGGTCCTTCTATTGAGGCTACTGGTTTTGTTGAGCAGGTTCTACTAAAGCGATATGCTAGGTTTGCTGGAAGCGGCGTAGGTTCAGTCGGACTTCCTGGTAGACAACAGCGTGAACTTCAGGTAGACGTTAACGGTGGAGCCGGAACAACGGGCATAGCTCGTTGTTGGATCGTGATTAAGCCTAATCGGGCAGACGCTTTCCGCAAGGACTATGTTTAATCTGAGTTAACAATCTAGGGGGCGGAACAACCGCCCCTACTCACACTCGATGAAGGAGTTGATAAAGTGACTGAGACAGAAAACTCAAGTACGTCCGAGAATAGGGGCAATCTGGACGCGCCAACCCTTAAATGGGAAGACACGATATCCGCATTGCGCAAGACTCGGTTAACCGTACCGAAGACTGTGGCGTTATGCGGATTTGCTCTTTCTTCCAGACATCTTGCTCCATATGACAAGCGGAGCGTAGAAATCTGGGGCTGTAACGAAGCCTATAACGCCGACTATATGAAAACCAAGGGCGGCCTTTTTCGGGCTGATCGTTGGTTTCAAATGCACACTGAAGAAGATTGGGGCCGCAACAATAACCCAAATGATTTACGGCACCCGGAATGGTTAGGACTTGAACATAATTTTCCTATCGTTATGCAGGATAAGTTCGCTGTTGTGCCTAACGCAGAGTCCTTCCCGCTTAAAGAAGCAGATGAAATGTTCTTTAGTAACGTGTGGACAGTTGATCTAAGAACAGGAAAACGACGAAAGTGGTTAGACATCTACAAACACGGATATTATACTAGTACCTTTGCATGGATGCTGGCTTATGCTCTTTGGCAGCGGAAATGGGAAATGGTAGAAGTTTGGGGCTTTAACATGGGAACTCAATCTGAGTACATGTATCAGAAGCCCGGCGCGGAATTCTGGGTAGGACAGGCTATGGCTCTGGGCGTGGGCCTAGCAATAGCAGATAATTCCCCACTCTTGAAGGGCAAGCTTTATGGGTATGAGATTGCAAATGTTCTTCTACCTTCTCACTTACTTGCTCGAAAAGAAGAGATACAAAAAGAACTTTTGCCCCTAAAGGACAAGGCTATGCAGCAGCATGGGGCAAGACAGATGATAGAGCATTTACAGACTAAGCCTGAGTTTGTAACTCAGGCCGTGGAACTACAGAAGCAAGTTGAGATACAACATCAGGCCGAATTGGCTTCAACCGCTACAGTTAATTTCTACTTAGGTGCAAATCATCTTATTGAAATGTACCTACTTAATGTACATACCAGACATGGTGATGGTAAGACGGGCTTCATTGATCGACTTACCCTAGAAGTACAAAAAGTTAAGTATCTAGATGAAGTAGAGGAAGCAAGAACATACATGGACGCTGTAGCCGGTGCGAAGATGGAAGTATACAGAAATCTTGAGTTGTATACGCAGGACCCCGAGGCAATAGCCTCATGGAAAAATAGACTCCGAGCTTTACGAAACAAGGAAATCTATTGGACGGGAATATTGAGTTTAGCCATGGGGCGTTTAAGTCAAGTTCAACAATTCATATTTGTATCTGAGAATAGAAATGCTAATATGATAGATGAACGGGATTACTCTACCGTCATTGTGCCAGATTTGTATGCCAGAGATTCAGATGTTTTGAAATTAGGAGAAAAGAAAAATGACACGCAGAAGACGGAGCCGATCGCGACGCCGGACGTTAGCGGAACAGGCGGAAATCCTAGCAAGTCCAGCCAGTCCGCATAACGATCCTTTAGTCAAGGCCCTGTACGAGAAGCTACCTACTGCTACGAACTTAGAAGCAGCGCAGATTGGTTTGGCTTTACAGCGGGTTATTCGTGGGGAAAATTTGGAAGACACGAACCCAGATGCTGCTAACGCATATAAGCAGTTCATGGCTAATGCAGATAAGACTGCAGAGGCATATGAGCGGGATAAGGCGCGGTTCATTATTTCTAGCCTGGATGAGGCATTACAGTTAACAGACAAGCAGAAAGCACGGCTTAACGAAGTAACTGGTCAAAGATATAAAGAAATCAAGAAGAAAGTTAGAACTAACACTAACCAAAAGAAACTGTGGATGCAGGATCAGATTAAGAATGGCCCGAAGGTTGAGGTGTATGTCGAACCCAAGCTTCAGATGGGTCGTGTTGGGGATGCCCAGACTATTCAAATGGAAGGAATTGTCATCGGGCTTAACGGAGTCCGTCTATACTTCCCACCGGGGAAGAACATGATGCACCCTCTATTTGCTGAACGCTATGCACAGATAAAGAAGAGTAAAGAAGAAGCACTTAGACGAAAAGCCGTACTACAAGGTACGATTGGCAGCGATGTAAATTGGCGGCCCGGGCAACCAGACGGCTGGTCAACCGTGGCCCAAGAAATGAACAAGATTAATAAGGAATACGGATCAAGTAGCGGCTCTGGAGAACAAGGAGATCGCTGGGATACGCCCGATTTGGGCGGTAATTTCTAAGAGGATAAACTATGTTAGATATGCAGCGTGGTAGAACTCTAGTAGCGGTTAGTACCGCCGCACAAGCCCAAGTAACCCTAACCGCCGTGGCAGGACAGCGGTGGAGTATTGGTGGTTTTGCTTGGAGTTATGAGGGTGGAACTTTGTCAACAGATGCAGAGTTGAATATCTGGGGAGGCTCAACCGCGGCGTCTACTGCTGGCGGTGCTCCCGATAGCAACATCATGTTTACTATTGACATTAATGATGACGGAGCGGGATTCATTATTCCTTCCGAACCGATCAAGTTCCCAGCCAACATGACCATTATCTTTGAACTGACAAGCGGCGGTACCGCAGTCGTTGGAAAGATCAACGTCTTAGGCGCTAAGTTAGTTTAAGGAAGGCTTCCTATGGGCGGACTTGGCGGCCTTGGCGGATTGGGTGGTTCTGGTGGTGTCTTTAGAGATACGACGTTTTATTCCGTTTTAGATTCTTTTACTGATACGGATGCTACTGCTATTGCTTCTCATTCCCCTTCAATAGGAGGAGCATGGACTAGTGTTACTGGTGCCGCCACAATTGAATCCAATAAACTAAGTGATAATGGTGCAGATATTCAAGCCACCGTAAGCTCAGGTTTGGCCGACTGTACTATAGAAGTTAACCTAACAGCAAATAATGATGATTTTCAAGGCATACTTTTCAGGAAAGTTGACGCAAGTAATTACTACATTGTTGGATTAGACAACGATAATAATGTTCGTGTTTGGCGTCAGATTGCTGGAGTATGGAGTAATACCAATTCTTCTGCCCTTACTATAAATAGTGGCACTGTTTATGCACTAAAGGCCGTACTTTCTGGAAATACCTTAACTTTTTCAGTTGATGGTACCGTTATTTTTGATGCTATATCGGTACCAAGTTTTACTTGGGCTACTATTCATGGAGTGTATACCGACGGGATTACTTGGGATGGAGATGTTTTGTTTGATGATTTTAAGATTTCTAGATCAGACTCTTCTGATCTTCGTGTTCAACTAGATAGTGCTTTAATCTGGCTAAAGGCAGATAGCCTAACTGGAGCCGATGGATCGGCTGTTACTACTTGGGCTAATGAAGGTACTGGACAAGATTTTACTCAAGCCACTGCTGGCAATAAGCCAACTCTTCAAACTGCAGAATTGAATGGTTTAAGTGTGGTTAGATTTGATGGAACTGACGATGTTCTTCTGTCTGCTGCAGCTATGTCTGCCGATCAGCCATGTACTTTTTATTGTGTGGCAAAGAGAACAGGTAATCTTGCTGCCTATAATGTAATTCTAACTCAAGACCCAGAAGTTATAGCCGCAGGATATGCCAACTCCGCCAATGTTTGGTATGTGTATACTGGTACTGCTCTGACAACACAGGCTGCAACCGATTCTGCTTTTCATTACTTAACCGGCACATACAACGTAGCGGCTTCCATAATGCGGGCAGATGGAACCGCCGCTACCGTTACTTTAGATGATAGTGAAGTTACAGCAGATACCTGGGCTGTGGGTGCCACCAATGCCGCGGCGGCTCCGCTTGCTGGAGACATAGCTGAAATCTTGTTATTTACTGTTCTACATACTGCTTCACAAATAGCCGTGGTACAAAATTACTTAAAAACCAAGTGGGGACTGTAAATGGCTGAGCCACTAACCTCCCGAGTAACCCTACGAAGAGAAATAGCCCGCGATCTGGGTATGCCATTCTTCCGTCGGTTCCCGAGCGGTATTACTGTTCAGGACTCCGCGACCTCTGGTCTATCTAGTGGATCGGATAGCGCTGGCATTCGGGACTCACGCCTAAACCAGCCGCGCGAATACTGGAAGAATACCTGGATTTACGACCCAGTACAGGCCGAGCAGCGCAAGGTCATAGATTTTATTCGCGACGCAAAGAAGCTTCTTGTGGAGTTTCCTTTCACTGTCGCGCCTACGACCGCTACGGCAATCGAAATCTTTAGCATTCACACGCCAGAAGAAATACACTTGGCGATTAATGATGCCATTACTGACGCCTTCCCTGCGTTCTATGATGTCGTGACCTACGAGAGCATGATCGTAGAGGAAGACAAATTAGAGTATGAATTAGCAACGAATAACACGGATGGTCGGGGAGTCCTAACCAATCCGTACAGAATTAAGAATGTCTGGATAGAGCGTACTGGCAGCGGCGGAACACATCAAGCCACCGCCGGGGATACATTAAGCATTTCAGATTCGGACGCAGACTTTAGTGGCGTCGATACTGGATGGAGTGTTGGTATTTACACAGGCGCGGGCGCGGGTCAATACGCCGTAGTTAGCAGCATAGACACTGCCAGCGGTAAGTTAAATGTTACCGGCGGCTGGCTGGTTTCTCCTAGCACGGCTTCTAAGTTCCGTGCATGGGATCGACTAGCTGAACTATATCCTTGGGAGCCATTGACTGCTCTGGAGTTTGACGCCAAGGATTATCCAAACAAGATGCGACTGCTGGAGCGTATGCCGGACAAGGTTGGTTTGCGCTTCCGCATCCAATATGTAGGACAGCCGCAGGCTCTTACTGTGGACACCGCTGAAACCGCAGTTCCAAAGCAGTACGTCAAGCACGCAGTTATCGGTAAACTGTTGGCCCAGCGTGCAAGATCAAAGCCCGGTGAGATCGAAAAGTACACTGGCTTGGCCCAGATTGAAGTCCAAATGGCAGAGAAGTATAAGCAGGATTTTGCCTTTGATCTTCCTGACCAGACTCTGTGGACGGAACAGACGCATAGCATGCGCGGACGCGCTGACTTCTTTGATGCTGATAACCCAATGGATTGGTAAGCGATGCAGACTCTAGGTGCATTTCCAATTAGGTTGGATGATGTTCCATACTCTATTATCATCGAGAGTTGGAAGGCTAGAGACATTACAGACTTTAGCCCAAAGACAAACGTACCGGGTACCGGCGCAGTCTTCGGGGACCTAAAGCTGCACCAACCGATCGCCATGAATAATTGGCAGCACGGTCTTGGCTATATTTGGCACGACGATGAAATGGGATATCTATCGTCTGAAGGCAACGTAGACACAAGACACAAGAACGCGGCTATGCTCTATACCAATACAACTTCTTCCGATACCAACAACAATATAAAGGAAGAAGGCATAGTTTTCAATGCGACTTTCTTTACTCGCGGTGATGCCGGTATTCGATACTACAGCGGTGGCTCTTGGACAGCCCTAAGTATTCAACGTCCTATATTTGATGCGGCTAGTGAGGGCAGCACTACTGCCGTTGCTACTGCCGGAACCGTTACAGTGTCACATACCGTAACTACTGAGGGCACTAACCGGGCGCTGTTTGTTGGGGTTATAATTGAAGATGCCACAAACGTAACGAACGTCACCGCCACCTATGCCGCAGTGGCTATGACATTAGTAACTTCAAGTTCAGTAGGCACTACTCCTAACGTCCGGGCCTTTGTCCTGGTAGCCCCAACTACTGGGGCCAATAATATTGTAGTTACTTATACGCTGTCGTCAGGTACTGTGGAAACAGTTGTGCTGGGCGCATCCTTTATCTATGTTAACCAGGCTACTCCGTATGATGCTGTATCTACAGAAAATCCGACAGCAGTAACAACGAACACAATCAGTCCTACCGCCACGGCCCGGGAGAATGTACTTGACTTCTTAGCTAAAGATGGTTCGGAGTCTGGGGATGCGGCATCCGTACAAAGCACAGGCCAAGTACAGATCGCCCAAGACGACATGACTACGGCTAATGACATTCATGCGTGTGCTTCATACTTACTTGCTACTGCTGCAGATACTACTCCAGACCTTCAATGGAATTGGACCAATGCTCGGGATATCGCACACGTAGGTATTCCTATTAACCCAATAGCAGAGACAACAATTACTCTCTTATTTGAAAATGGAGAGTACATCTTTGCGCAGCCTTCGGGACAGAGACTTCTAAAGTCTGTTACTGGAACTGGAGACTGGACTCCCGCAGGACTTAATAACGCATCCAACGACTATTCTTGGCTTGAAATGCACGGTGGTTATATTTACGCTGGTAAGGTTTCTGAGGCACAAGTTTACTTTGATTCTAACTCAGACCTGTCTGCTCTGGCTGGTGATCCCGCCGATGATTCTGATGAGTTGGTGGCCGGACCCGGGACAGTAGGCACAAAGATTGGAATCTCATTCTTGGAAAAGTTGGCCGTATCTAGACAGGATGGATTATGGACGATAGATACGGACGACTCAACAACTACAAATTGGATTTCTAAGCGTACTCTAAACTTCAGAAATCTTAGACATGCTAATAACTTCCGTTCTACAGCAACGCATGGTGGTAGCTTATACTTTACACTACAGGATAGAATCCTATTCGAGTGGAACGGAGCGCGGCTACAAAACATTACCCCCGGCCCGATCACGGATAGTTGGGAGTACGTTAACTACTATCGCTTTGACAATCTAACCCCGTTCGGGGATTGGCTTCTATTCTCTGCTCGGACATCTGAGACTACATATACAGAATCTATCTTTGCCTGGGACGGCGTGGGTATTCACAAACTGCTGGACCCAATCACAGATGGCGATGGCTCAATAACCTTTATATCCATCGACACAAATAACTCTTATATCTGGTATCACGTAAACAAACCTACGGCTAACACTAATGTAACCTATTATCTAGAGTACCAGACTGCAACTGACTTTCCGTTTGCTAATTTTCCCACAACAGGAACACACAGAATTACCACAAGTCGAATTCACGCCGGCTACCGTCGAGTTGACAAGTCCATGCCGGCGCTATGGTTGGAGACCGACAACTGCACGGCTACTCGGACCATACGAGTAGAATATGCCTTAGATACGGGCAGCTTCGTAGAGTGGGATACAATTACGTCTGATGGTGAACATCTTCTATACTTACCGCAGAATAAGAAGACGGAAGAATTTAAATACATCCGACTACGGTTTACTTTCGTAACTGCTACCGCCACTGAAACGCCTGTACTAGAAGGTTTCGCAATGATGGTTATGATGCGCCCAGACTTCTTAATGGGATACTCATTCAGCATCATCGGCGGTACCAATACTACTTCAGGAATGTTTGAAGACGAACGAACCGGCTGGAGCATAATGCAGGACCTTAGAGCCGTTAGAGATCGCAAGGATACCATTTCTCTTATTACTCCTTTTGGGGACGAAGTTCACGGGTACCTAACATCCATAACAGAAGAAGCCCTAGAATGGGAGCCAGAAGACTATGAGGGTGGCAAAGTCAATATCCTGCAGATTATTCACTGCAACTTTGCTGAATCTATGCAGGTAGCGGGAACGGAGTTAGATGCCTTCCCAGAGTTTTAATAAATGCCGCCGGTAGGGAAGAAGCCGCAGTATTTTAGGGTAAAGAAATGGTTGCCCCAGAACCGGGTGCAACAGCAACGAATTCCTTTACCAAAGCTCGCCTATCGCCCGATCAGGATGAAGCGCCGCGACGTAGTTATGCGTGGCAGACTTAAGATGAGACCGGAATGGTTTACACTGCATCGCAGATTCTTTCCGGGGGATAGAATTAATCTTCAGAACGACCCCCTGGAAGCGCGGGCTATGCCGAAATGGATGGTTAAGGGGTATCTTGAGGAACGTATAATCTACAAAGAACTATTGAAGCGCCGGTTTGTGCCGGGCATCGACTTCACCTTTCAGTCTTCTGCTGAAGGGGGAAGGACGGAATTGGGCGGAATCGTTGTAGACTTTCTGCTAGAGTTTCATCGCCTGATAATCCAGGTAGATGGTCCAACACACCAAACTGTCATTGGACGCGCGAGAGATAGAGAGCAGGCCGGCATTCTGGCTTCTATGGGATTTACGGTACTAAGCATTAATACAAACTTAATACACGATGCCGGTCGGCTAGAAGACTGGTTTCGTCAGCACGTTGATCCCGGGGTTGTGGACATTGGTGATCCTTTTGACACCTATGTCGATGAGGTAATTGCTTATGGCTAGTGGACTGACTAACAGAGGAAAAATCAGACTGTTGGAAATGGCGTTCCGCAATACTAAGGATACCGCCGCTGTTGACACGTCTCCTTTGTTTATTGCTCTAGTAACCAGCGCGGCCTCTTTGAGTGCCGAGACCACTACTTTCGACACTACCGTAGAGATTGCTGCTGGTAATGGATATGCCACTGGTGGCCTTGACCTTGACCGGGATACTATCGATTGGGACACATTAGCAATTTCGACGGCAACCGCCTATGGCTATATCCGTCTGAAGGATATTGTGTGGACGGCATCCGGTGGGTCAATCCCAACCTCGGGTAACGGCGCTGCCTATGCTATCATTACTGATGACAACGCAACCGTGGGAAGCAGACAGGTATATGCCTGGATTGATCTAACAACCGCTCGAACTATTGGCAATGGGGCAACTCTGACACTACAAGATATTGAAATCAGGTTGACTTAAATGGCCGATCCAGCATTTGCTAATTATAGCACACAAAGCTGGCAGGGGTACGGCGGTGCTAACTTTGCTCATAGTGTAGGAACAACTGACTATAGAATTCTCATTGTCTATTATGAGAGTTCGGATTGGGTCAACATAGCATTAACTACAGCTACTTATGCTGGTGTAGCAATGACACTGCAGTTTTCGGGAATCACAAACTATGGTGGTACTCGACCAAGCGCAATAGCAGTATTTTATCTGGTTTCTCCAACTAGTGGGGAAAATACTGTAATAGTTAACACCAATGGCGGAAACTCAACTGGCCGACATTCTGCTGCTGCAGTTACTTATACTGGGGCTAGTACAGATTCTTCTAATGTATTTAAGAGTGGACAAGAGAAAAGTACAGCCTTTGCAGATAACTCTACTGCATCTTTTTCACACTCACCAACTGCCGATGATAGTAGTCTAGTTGTAAATGCCTGGGCCACTATTTGGGCAAGCGGTCATGATGGTCGGGAGGCTGGGCAAACAGAAAGATTAGAGATTGGGGATGGTGGGGCGGGCGGTCTCTCTGTTACCGATAGAGACGGCACAGCGGCGGCAGTTACTGTATCGGGTAGCGATGGGTCTAGTGATGATGGAATTGCAGCATATTCCTGGTCGCACGTACTTCTTCCTCCGCAAAATGTAACGGTGGATGCTAGTGCTGTGCCCGCGTCCGTAGCGACTGCCGCGGCTATTGGGGCTGTAGATGATGGGAACATTGGAATCAATGCAGATTTCCTTCGGGGGACTTTGAGTGTCACTATAGGAAGCATTACTGAAAGACCGCCCATTGAGGCGGATATGGTCGTGAGGAACATAACATAAATGCCAACTTCACAAGGCAACATCGGTGTTATTAGAGGCGTGGCTGTAGGAAGCTATGGTCAAACCATTTTAGTTACGCTCAAGGACTTTGACGGGGTAGCGCAGAACCTGTCTGCTTATACTGGTACCCGGTCGGCTATTGCTTTGTCTCCGGACGGGGGCAAACGAGTTACTGCGACTGTATCATTTAGTACTGATGGCACAGATGGAATCATATCTTGGACTTGGGCCGCTGGAGACATAGATCGGCCCGGAGATTGGCAAGTCCAGGTTACATTGAATTCGGGTTCTGCCCGAATTAAGACTTATATTGCACAAATGCCAGTGATACCGGCGTTGGCGGAGGACTAACTATGAACAGCACTATTGGACTGAAAGGAAGTCTTACTTGTAGGAAATTTAAGACCCATAGCATGGCTCCCTTTTCTTGGAAACTTAGAAATATTCTACGCTGGGCATACCTCCGCGGAGAAATTGCTTGGTATATCGGGCGGCCAATTGCTAAGGCACTTGGTCTAGTGTCTGTGATTGGTGAACTTCGGGCAATACACATTCGCAGAGATGGTACAACTGTTGACTATGGGCTACTGGGACGACGTAGCGTAACTACAGCATTTTGTGCATTTGCTGTGGATCAGCTACAGACAGAAACCTCCGTATGGGGGGACTTCAAGTTCCACGACTCTGGCGTGGGTACGACCGCTGAGAACGTGGCTAACACCGATATGGAAACCACAGATGGCGAGTCCCGGGCAACTGGTACCCAGACCGAAGGTACTAGCGTTGAATACAAGAGCGTGGGCACAATCTCCTACACCACGACCAAGGCGATCACAGAGCACGGGTTGTTCAATGCGTCCACAGGTGTCACGCTGCTTGATCGCACGGTGTTCACCGCGCTTAACGTAGTTAACGGGGACAGCATTCAGTTCACATATACACTAACTTGGACCGCTGGTGGCTAATCACTTTACATATAAGGATAGTGTGGCGCGCTTACGCCGATGGTCTTTGGATAATCCTACACTTATTGAGGCAGTAGAAAAGTTTGGAACTGGGGATGCAGGACCCTGGCTGCTGTTAGATGGTCGCTGGCTGACCTGCCCTATGCCTCACCATGTTGTTGGTGATCCACACAAGTTCATGGAAAAGACAGGATCAATACGATGGTTCTTAGCGGTAGATAAGAGTTTTGCGGCAGTAGAGTTCATAGGACCGCCGACAGTATCTCAGATCATTCAACTGAATGGTGTACTGCCATACTATCGAACCGAGGTTGACTTAACCTATTATAGTCTACATACAGAGTTGGCTAGACTATTAGATACGACGATACTAGATCATCCCGCGCTTGGGGACTTAAATGACTTCTGGGTGTGGGTAGAGCGAGGGTTTAACATTTATGCCAACTTTTGATGCTGCGGCTTCTGGTGGCCACGATGTTGGATTAACTTGGTCTCATACGGTAGCCGTTCAGAATAACCGTATTCTTCTTGTATATCTTATTGACAATGATGGCTCGGGCGCGGCAACTAGTGTTGATTATAATGGCGACGCGATGACTCGTATACTCACGGCTGATTTTAGCTTTGAGAGTATTGATGTTTGGTATTTACTTGCCCCGGATACTGGAACAAATACGGTAACAGTTGTTGCAGGTAACTGGAATGGGAGCGCGCGAGGTTTTGTTTCCTTAAGCTATTATGGGGTAAACCAAACTACTCCATATTCAGATAGTGATAGTACAAATGGTCCTACTTCTCTGACCACTACCTTAACTACCAATTCAACGGATATGTGTGTAAAAGTATATGGTCAAAGTGATAACGTTAATCAGTGGAATGAAGCTGCTCATGGTGCGGGCGAAACCGCTCGCGTGCACACCCACACTGACCCAGGAAACCCTACAGGCTCCGCTTCTCTAGAAATAGTAGCATCAGAAAAGGCATCAACCACAACATCTACAGCTATGACTACGACTGTTGGACAAGATAGTGCCAACCAAGTAGTTATATCATTAGTGAAAGATATAATAGCCCAGGCTGCAGCAGGTGCTATCTCGTTTACTGGTACAGTTGTAAAGTCAACCAGCAAGGTAGTAGCCGGTGCACAAACTTTCACGGGAGTAATCACTAAAGCTATTACTCGAAGCTTTACTGGTGCTATCACATTTACAGGTGCTCTGGTACGCCAAGCTAATAAAGTAATAGCGGGAGCCATCAGTTTTATAGGTGCTCTTGTTCGACTAAGAAATACGGAAGATATCCCTAGCGTCTATCTGGATGTTAGCATAAGCGCCGACGCGGTGGCTAGGGTCCAGCCCATCAATGAGGATGATTAATGGACATACAAATTCTTGATGCAAGATATTGGAACGGAGCGATCCCGCCGGGCTATGAATACATCAAGGGGTACATCGCTAAGGTATCCGATGGGGATTACTTTACCAGTCCAAATTTTGCCAACCAATACCGCGCCGCCGAAGAGTTGTTTGGAATGGCCCGTAGCGCGTGGTCCTTCTTTAAAGGGGTCAGTGACCCAGTTAAGGCAGCAAAACGCTACCACGACGCAATGGTGGCCTCTGGGGGCTATGGTGGCATACCTCCGATACTGGATATAGAAGATCGGTTTGCGGTTAAAGGCAAAGTAACAGTAGATAAGGCTTGGGTGCAGCTTCAGGAAATGGAGCAGCTTTCAGGCAGAGAAGTTATGGTATATAGCGCCGGGTGGTACTGGGACAGTTGGTGTTCTCCGTTCGTACCTCTATCACACTCTATCTATACTCGGGACTTGTGGGAATCGGACCCCGCGCCGGATACTCCGATCAGGGGATGGCCCAATGGTGGGATTATGGTTCAGACAATTCTGGACTGGCGCGCGCCGGGATTCATTGACACTGCCGGAAATCCTGGACTCATAGACATCAGTGATGTATCCGAAGAGGTGTTTAATACGTGGGTGGGGCCGGTGGCTCCTCCCGTACAAACTAAAACTATTACGTTATCTTTGTCCGCTTACGAGGAACTTAAAAGGGCGCTACAATGAACAAGTCATCAGAACCAAAACTAACGAACGCGCAAGTCCTAGTACAACTATGGGCTGGCATTTTTATTGCCTATGTCGCGTGGCGAATCATAGAGGTTATTTTGAAATGAGCGCAAAATATTGGATAGCACTGTTTGCAATTGCTGTGATCGGTGGACTTGAGGCTTATGCTTTGTCTCAAGGGATTGATGGTACCTTGTTTAGTACCGCCGCCGCGGGTATCGGCGGCATCGCGGGTTACGTTTTAAAGAAGTAATCCATACACATGAAATGAAAAGGCCCACTTCATTCAAGGTGGGCCTTTTGTTTTCCGGGGAGGCCAGTTACCTACAATGAGTTGCGCTTGGCACTAAAGTAAGGTAACAAAATCTTGTAGATTCCTTCTAGGTCCATTACATCTCGATCATTATGGTCGAGAACATAACCGAGCGCCGCCGGTTCGCCTAGACGTGCGCGATTCCATATCTCCATATTCACATGGTTCTTATAGGTATTTTCCTTCAGCAAGAATGCCCCTACTGCGGCCTGACTCTTGCGGTGAGTCTTCAATAACTTGCGGGCCTTGTAGAACATATCGACATGGTGCTTCTGCCCAAAAGTTGGGAAGGGTAGCCCCCACCATAAACATCTGGATAACATATATGGAACGTCTGTCTTGGTTGAATAATATCCAACCAGAGTATCTATGTCTTCGATTTCTTCTAGAAACTCTTCACAAAGACGACGATCCAGTTTGTCGTAGTTAATTGCTTCGTCTCGGGTGATTACGCTGTGCACGATTGCTCCATCTAGATACTTGATACTCCAGCTAAGAAGAAAACCGAAGTCAGCGTCAAAGTTATAGAACTCCAAATCGAAGAACGCTACGCGCTCATCCCGAAGCCATGCATTGTTACCAGCACCGGCCAACACTTCCGCGCGAGCTTTTAGGGCATCGATGGTGTAGCCCGGGAAAGCGGGTAGCATTTGTATATAAGTGTTACCGGCAATCCTCGCTCGAAGGATTCGAATGTCATCGCCCAATTGTCCATTCTCATCCTGCTCTGCCCGCCAAAATGCGCTCTCGCAACTCTTAGCGGTTTCTCCTAGCTCTTCTCCTACAGCAACCCAATTGATTCCTAGTGATCCAACGTTACGGGCCGCGGCGGTTACTAAGAGTGTCCGCTTTTCTTTCCATTTATTCATTAGTATCCTCGTATATCGGATAAGTTGGGGGCGAGGTTTTAGGCCCCGCCCCCTATTTCCTTACTCCGGGCTCAAGTCCTCTGATGAGAAACTTGCATCCGGGAACAGCCGGCTCAGGATCGGCTTAGCAAGATACTGATAACCATTAGCCGCGGCTGAGACCGCTAACACTGTGGCGTATACGATCATACCCACTGGAATGAAGACCGGGAAGAAATACGCGGCCACCACCAGTGCGCCCTCAACGCCAGCAATTGCTAGGGCGATTCGGCCTGTAACCACCGGGTCATTCGCTACCCCCAAGACCTTTAGGGCCTGTGTGAGTGCGAAGATTCCCAGCGCCATAGCTCCGGCCAGGGCTACTACTGCATCGCCATCTACTTGTAGCGATGCCACCAACTCTGCTAGACTCATAGTTTTACCTCCTATTTGTCTTAGCTACGGTCGTACCGATTCATAAGGACAGCCAGCACCCGAGCAGCATTCCACGCATCATCCTCGGCATGGTGCTGGCTTCCATAGAATCTTCCAGTTGTAATCTCTGCCGCCGCTTTAAGTCTAATGGGGCGGTCGAGACCATATAATGCGGCATACATTGGAGCGATGTCAATATGAAAGTAGCCGACGGGCATCGCTAACATCGCGTCTTCTGTCTGCCGCTTTAGCTCGTGGCGGTCGTTGGTTCCCCAACTCGCCCACATACGCTTCTCTGCACCCATGTTCTTTATCATTTCACATGCCTCGAACAGGGAGTGCTTTGGTGATTCCCCAAGTCGAATAAGATGGTTCGACTCAGGCTTTGCTGCTAGATACTTACCTTCTTCTGTTTCGATTACTAGGGCTACTCCAATTTCCTTGATGTCGCCACTTTGACGATACTCTAGATCAAGGACGTAAATCGGCTGCAAGTGTCTGATCTCCTTTGGTTAATCCAGCCGCATAGAGCGCAATCGCGAGCGCATCCGCAGCATTGTGGTTAATTTCCGGCCAGACTTCAAGCCCGCCCAGCTTCCCACTTCCAAGCGCCGCAGCGCGTATCGTAGCAGGGGGCGCAATAGCAACAGAAACCCCAGTGTAGTGTAAGCCAAGAACAAAGCCCATACGTATGTGAGCCAAATCCGGTTGTCCATACGGTTCATTAAACGCTGCTCCTTCAACTACCGCGGGTCCTTTCCCATGAAAGCGAGTGGGGTTGCTCATTAGTTCATACGCCGCAATCCCATATCGCCATTTCTCGTTTGGTTCTTCTTTGGGTAAGGCGCCCTGGAATATCCAGACCTCTCTCCCGTCTAGTGTAGCTATTCCGAAGTTCCTGCCCGGGTCTACCCCAACTCCTATCCACTTGCGCATTCCAGGAATCTTGGAGTAGGAAACCGTGACCTTAACTTCCCCCGAGGGGATTTGCCATACCTTCTCGCTAACGGTCTCAAACTTGAATTCGTCCAAGGCCAATGGTTTAGCTGTCATCCGCCAATCTTAGGAGTGCGGCAACCAACGCCATTTCTGCCTTAGAGACTCCAAGCTCTTCCATGATCGACACTACGTTCTTGTCAGCTTCGTAGTACGCTTCCTTGGTTGTGTTACGTTCCTTCATAAGTTCTTGAAAGGCTGTATTCTCCTGAATCAAGAAGTTAGCAAGCATAGTACGATACTGTGCTTCATACTCCGGCATTGGGGTAGTGCCGTCAGCCAGCAATACCGGGTTTGGGTTCTGCCATTTGATCTCAGGATTCTGCTGTAGGTTGGTGTAGATAAACGCCTGTAGGTCTTGGAGCCGCTGCTCGGCATCCTCGTAGGCATACTTAGCCTCAGCTTGTTTTGTGCGCGCGATCTTGACATCCACAAGCAGGGTCTCGACGCGCTTCATCAGTTCCCCTGCACGATTCTGCAATCCAGCTACATTCATTCTTCGTCTCCTCTTCTACGTTCGGTATAGTATTTTTCCCATCCGGGAATTTGCCAGCACACGTGTTTAAAATCACAACTGTTACAGGTATAGGTTCCGATATTTTTGGGGTAGTTACCTGTATCACGTGCATGCTTCATTAGCCCCGCCGCGGCTACCAAAGCTTGGTCGTCGTCGGCACTCTTGTAGTAGTCGTAAGCTTCGACAGTTTCGTACTCTGGAATGACCACATATTTCATCTTGTTTGGCCACTCTTTTAGTATATCACTCTTATAGGGTGGTGTCAAGTAAATAGGTCCCTGCCACCCTTTGGCCCCCACGTAAATGAGTTCCCCGCCGGGCAATTTGGTGGTATTCCAGAGTTTACTACTCGTCTTCCAATCTATCAGGACACTCTCGCCTTCGGGAGTCTCGGCTATTACATCTATGATCCCAAAGAGTTGCATGTCTTCAGTCAGCGGCGCTATGTGCTTGACCTCAGTGGCGAGAATGCGATAGCCCTTTTTCTCTATCCAATTAAGTGCACGTTCAGCCCGCGTCATTACTTCCATCGACGGTATAGATTCATAAGTTATGGCTACTGGAGGCTTGCCTTGCTCAAGACTTTTCTCGATAACCTCATGCACAGCTATGCCAAACTTCATGGGCGCGGGCATGAACTCAGGCTTCAAACTCCAATGCCGATAGAGATATGCGCGGTATGCACATCCGCTGAAGAACTTCTCTAATGAAGACTTACTTACTGTGAACATCTGTTGAGACAACTCCTCTTCCAATTGTTGCTCCCAAAGCTTATGGAAAGGCATGTCACACTGGGTTCTCCTTATTGTATCGAGCCAACGCTTCATAGAAGGGCTCAAAGGTCTTCTGATGCTTCTCTGGTTCTAGTGCCTGCTCCGCCAGCGTACCAATCCTACCCTGTGACATCCATTTCCACTCTTTGTCGTCGCCATCCATAACTTCAAGTTTGATTGTATTATCAGCCTTCGCCAGCCCCAGCTTGATACAATCAGTTACGGCAGTCATTTCCCGACTAATCCCAAAGCCCGGGATAAAATATACCCAGCCCTTGCGGCCCTTGGCCCCATACTTTAACTTTTGTATGGCAACCTCGGCCACAAAGTTTCCGGTATCCTTTGGCCAGTCGCTCTCTATGCGTCGAATCCACGCCCGCACAATAGCTAGGTACTTGGTCTTTCTGCCGCCGGGCGTAGAGAACCCCTGTCCACCGATATTGGGGCTGGTATGGTTGATTACGAAGTACCACTTCGGGTCCTCGTTCAAGCGCAGCCACGTGTTAACTCGCTTGGCTACATCGTTTAGGGTCTTGGCTTCCTGTCCCATGGTACGTTCTCCAATTGGCTTGGCCCGAGCTACTTCGCTTGCAAATGCACCATAGGAGTCTACAATAGCTCCAGATACCTCGTCGTCCAGCAGATAGTCCACCGTTTCCTGTACCATCTTTTCATGGGGGCGGGGTACTTCCTGCTTCTTCTCAGTCTCCGTATAGTCCACCAAGAAAATCTCGCCGGTATGTCCAGCATTGTGGGTTACGGCCTCAACATATTCTTTATTTATGGATGCTTCTAAGTCACAAACTACTATTCGTTTGTTCCCCGCACGACGTCCCACAAGATAGTAAGCAAGAGTGCTTTTTCCTGTGTGCTCATCCCCGTAGAGTTCAATAATTCCTCTAGACGGTGTTCCCAATTCGCCGCGGAATCCAACGGCCCGATCGAAGGACCAGAGACCGGACGCAGTGCGTTCGACTGGCCGGAAATTCCCAATGACTCTTTCCGCGCGTCTTCGTATTTCTTCCATTCCTCGTATTTCATCGTTCATTCCTCCACGCTCCGCCCAAGGGCTAGTTCAAGCAACATCGCCTGAACGTTGAATAGGATGGCACATAGTAGTGCCACAAGTTCCTTCGTGTTCTCTGGATCAGCCCGCCACGTGAACCACAAGTCCCAAGCATGTCGAACTAAACTCTTTATAAGTTGTCGGCGGGGCATCCCCTTCTGCCAATTGTCTGCGGTTCTTAGGGTTCCATCGGCCTGCAACCTATGCTTGTGCATGTATTCTGCGAATACCCGCATTGCTATTGGAGAAATAAATCCTTCCCAATCTAGCTTATTTTCATCGGTGTCGCGGGTGGCCCCGCTTACGAATGTTCTAATTTCTCCCATCGTTAATAGCTCCTAACAGTTGATATAGGTCAGACCAGCTATTACCCCGCTTGTCCTGATTCCATGGCCATGCAAGATAGTGTACATCACAATCTTTAGATAAGGCAAAGTCAATGGTTATAGGTGAATCATCAATAACCAAACAACCTCGTTCAACAAATTCTTTCTTATTATGTCCAGTATATACCATCGAGTAGGGCTTTAGTTCATTTATTTCTAGCCACTTGGACAATAGGTGGGCGGTATTTTCCGCTCTATGTGAGGCTACGCAAATTTCATACTCTTTTTGATTTAGGACATTGAACAGTTCTGTGGCACCTGAAAATGCTGGATAGTTTATTTGTGTCATATGAACTATATCAACTGCGGCATAGAACTGCTCCTTTGTCATATACTCAAGGAACCAGTTCCAGTTTGACATATCTGTGCCTATTGTTTCTGGGTACAACTTTTGTAGTAACTCAGTTAGTGGATAGTACAGATTCCAGAGAATTCCATCTACGTCTACTATAGCTCGTTTCATTGATCGTGTATCCCCGACGCTAGTGTAGTTGCTACTGCGGCGTCTATATCTTCATCTCCCGTTTCCGGGACAAGGAATCCAAACTGTTTAATCTTTCCGCGCGGGCCACGCTTGCAATAAAGCGTACCTTCCGGCGTTCTCCATCTATGAAGACGAGTATTACCAGAAGTATGAGTATCCCGAACCCGATCCCGTATTTCCAACATCGCTTTAACATCTGGAGCCATTTCGAGATCATCCCAATCCTCCTCTTCAAAGTCGCCCTCACGCGCCGCGGCGATCAACTTGATAAGCCCCTCAATTGGCTTGCCAGCCAACCTAGGATGGTCTAGGACAACGTACTGAAAAGCGTTAGCATACTTCATGAACGTGTCTTTGGGCACACCCATTTCCCGTTCAACCGCATCCTCTACTCGATCTCCGCCGGTTTCAAACTTGGGCCAAGCCCGCTTAAGTTCATAGAAGAGTTTGGCTAACTTAACTCCTTTGATACGCCCCTCTCGTATGATATTGCGCCCAAACTCAAATGCTACTTCCGGTGTTCCCGAGAGCAGTGAGAGTTCTATTGCGCGATCTGTGGTCTCTACTAGTTCCTCCCACTCGTTATTTGAAAGGAACAACGCCGCGTCATTTGCCATGTGTCATTTCTCCAAATCGGGTTATGGCTAACCTAACCTCGCCCAGCATATCGAATCCTGTAGAGGCCTTGACCATTGCCATAGCTTGTACATTGGCGGGCAAGACTTCCCTTGGTATCGGCAATCCATTAAACTCTGCAGCAGAAATGTTCTCTCCTAACAAGACCTGTAACGGATCAGTGCCGGCGATCAGGGCAAACTCTACGCGTAGTAACTCATTCATAAAGGCCGTAGCGTGAAACCCTGGCTCACATTCCCCCTTCTTCTTCTTGCCGTGTAACCAGAGGTTTGTGAATCTAACCCGTGCCGGGTTGATGCTCGCCCGTTCAAGCTCTCCCGCTATGATGTTCCCCGCTCGCACTTTCTTGTCTCCGCCACAGAAGGGTGTACCCATTAGCACGTCGAACCAGTCAGGATAATCCCCAACTACTAGAATGTTAGTATTGATCGGGCCACGGGAAGACAGTAGAAAGTCTCCACAGTGTGGACACTGTTCTTTAGGCATTAAGGTCTCTCCAATTCGGTCCCGTTTTGATTACTAGTTTCGTCGGGACATTTGGCATAAGCTTATGTCCTGCCTCTAACCACGCTTCCGTTACGATTTCCCTGTACTGTGGTATCAGGCCTTTTGGTACATCCAATACCATTTCATCGTGTACCATAATGTTTACCAGAAATTCTAGTCCTTTGGCCTTGCATAATTCCCGGGTGTAGACCAGAGCCAACTTCGTGTGGTCTGCTGCCGACCCTTGTATTGGGCCGTTTATTGCGTTCCGTGATGACTGATGGTTGTAAGGGTTTGTCCAAACCCTGCGGCCCGTTACGGTGTTTACGTAATTTACCCGCTCGGCCTGCCGCTTCTGTCTGTCCATCCAAGCGTGATACTCAGGATAGTGCTGTCGGCGTTTTCGTAGGCCGTCCTCTACTTCCTCTATATCTAGGTTATGCTCTGTTGCCAATCCCCAGGCGCTCTTGCCATAGTTCAGGCTTAAGTGAATCTTCTTGCCGCGGTCCCGATCTACTCGGAACAAATCGGCATTTACTTGATGCAGGTCTATTCCATCAATGAGTTCTTGTCGTAGAGTCTTATCCCTAGACAACTGTGCACTATAGCAGGGTTCCTGCTGGTTCTGGTCTACAACCAATAACTCGTTGCCCGGGCTTGCCAAGAAGTATGAGCGGTAAACCAATCCCTCATCCTTCTTTGGAATGTTCATCATGTTTGGGTCCGAGCAAGCCATACGGCCAGTCTCAGGTCCTGTAGTCTTCCAGTCCGGGTAAATCAAATTCCCTTCTTCTACATTGGTGGCAACAAACTTAGGACCATACTTGGCATAGGCGTCTCGGCAATGCCGCGCCCGCAAAATTCCATTTAGGAGTGTAGTCTGATGCTCATTAGCCCCCTTTAGCCAGCCCTCTAAGGACTCTTGATCGCAGGATGAATCCTTACGAATCTTCTTAATGCCCGCAGCCTTGAGCGCCGCCTGCACTTGTGGTTGGGATTTCACGTTGAAGCCCAACCCTTCCTGTATCCGATGCCCTTCTTCTAATAGAGCTTCGGCGTTTGCAATCCATCCATCTACATCCATGCGAATGGGCTTCATATTCATTACTGCCCACATCGCCGGTTGATCTATCTCCCAATACCACGGGAACTCATTGGCATACTCATTATAGACTATTTTCCATTGTGCCAGAGCTACCTGTCGAGTTACATCAGCGTCTTGTATAGCGTACTGTGCCATATCTGGCGTAAGCTCTGTAGCATCCACAAATTCGTTCCGAATATCCTTCTCTAGGTACAGTCTAAGATGTCTCCGTGCTAGGGCCTGGAGGCTGAAGCTCTGATACCATCCCCCGAATAGGTCCTGCTCCACCATCATTGTGTCCCATACTGCCGGCTCCCATCCCATCGGCCAAATCCCGTGATGGGTTAATTGGCGTATGTCGTAAATTGCATTCTGAAGTGCAATTACACCATCGTACTCCTTCAAGGCCAAAAGGTACTTCTGGCTCTCTTCCTTGTCGGCAGATAGAAAATTGTTTGTCGGGACCCCCAAACCAGATGTTGTTAGACATGCAAATTTACCTCCTGGTCTATGTAAATTTCCATAGTGTTGAAACCATTCTGTATCTAATCCAACTAAGTTAACTGACATGGGACCAGGACTTTCTATTGACTATTTTTCCCACGTTTGAACGGCATACTCTAAACATTTTTCCTATTATATCGTGTGTAATTCTAATCTTAGCAAGTCTTCGGATTTCTCTAATGTCTTTTTCAGTAAGTTTGGCTTGCCCATTTAGCATTCCAATTGTGCCGCCTGGACGGCGTAACCATTCCTCTACTGACTTTTTGATTTGTTGTTTTCGTCTTGCACTCATTAAAGGATATAGCATAACCATCCATTGATATGCCAATATGCCATGAATTTGTACTGTATAGAATGTTCTTCCTGTTGGGGTATGTCCACTAGTTAAGTTTCCCCGTATTTTTTGTGTTACTTTATTTGCAGAATCTAAATCTACAGTACCATAGCGTAGGCGTAACGAGTTAGCAAGATCAAAACTTCCTTCTCCCTCTAATAGCCCCACTAACCAATATAGAGTTTTCATGTTGTCAACCAGAGTAGTGAGGGTACCATTCTAAAGTCCGGGAACCCCAAGTTCCATTTTCATCATTCCATCGAACTTGTGCGGCTCCGAGACTGCCCCGCTTTAGTCCCAGCCGACTGGCCCCAAACTTTAGGTAGCCCATTCCAGGTACATAAGGAAGCCCCGCCTTGTTCTTGCTGCTCATGTCTATATCAAGTAGTGCCGGGTTGTGAACAATGATAATTAGGGATGCCTCATGTTCTGCGATGCCAGAATACCAAATTGAACTTACATCTGCTTCTCCGCCGACATAGTTTCTAGATACTCCAGCGATCAGAAGGGTGGGTATTTCACTGTTCTTAGACAGGTCGCCCATGCCCATGTAAATACTACTCATTGACTCTACGCCCGGCGGTCTACCATACAGCATCTTGCTGGCATAGTCTACGCCTATTAGCTTCAAGTCATATTCCGATGCCAGCCGCATCGCTTCGCTCTGGACTCGGGCCTCATTCATTGGTTCATCTATGATACGAATGAAGTCCATCTGTTCATTAGTTAGACCTTCTACTTGAAGCAGTCGGGCCTTCGCTAGTTCCTTTCTCATTTCCAGCGAGAAGAACGCCGAATATAGTCCGCGCTTTGCGTTCTCTGCGAGTAATCGGAGTAGAAGGGTTGTCTTACCAAGCTTCGCTGGTCCTGATACAATCGTGAGCCCAGCATAAGGAAGCCCGCCGGCATTCGCGTCAATAGGTTCGTAGCCACAGGGAGCCCAAATCTCGTCTTCCCTAAGAAGAGCAACGTCCGCCATGCTAACAAAGCCGCTCTCCCCTCTATCCAGTTGTGATGCAAGTTGTAGAATCTTGTTGCTATCCTCACCCTCTCCCTCCTTCAACTTCTCCCCTATTCGAACAAGCCGTTTTCCTACGTCCGCCTGAACAGCGCGGGTCTGCAATAGTCGTGCCCAATCTGCGGCTTCATCAATGCTAATGCCCTCTGCTGCTAGTTCTGCAGTCCGCATAGCATCAAAGCCATGGTTGGCCTTTAGCTCAGGAAGCCCCATCCGCCCCACATCTTGCAGGGCGGAGTTGTAGGGCTCAGAGAAATGCTCAGGGTTGAAGACGCCCGGCTCGGCCCCCTTTAGGACCAAACCAAAGCATACCTCGCTTGTTCTGCGCTGGTTCATAAGTTACTTTTTCTTCTTCTTTGCTGGTGGTTTATAGATGCCAAGTGACTTTAGAATGAAGGCTTCAAAATCTGAGTCTCTAGAGAACAGAACGTCATTAATGGCATCTGCCCAATAGACTTCCTTAAAGCCTTCGATTATTCCCTGTTCTATAGCTTTCTCGATTTGTGGGGCTACTCTAGTTGCTATTGCCTCAATATCAATCTTGTTCAAAACCTTCTTTGCAACTGCATCGTTTACTGCCTGTTCTACTGATTTCATGTTGTTCTCTCCTTAACTATATACTAGCACACATGTCAAGGTTTGTCAAGTGCCTCTTGGGCGGCAACCCGACGACGAAATTCATTTCGTATGCTGGGCGGCAAACGCCTAATTTCTCTATCCATCGCCTCCAGCTTGGCTTCTAGGGCGGCGACGGACTCGCTCAACTTAATAAGTAACACAATCTCGGGCATCAGATAGGTGTCATCCGAATATCTGGCTTTCTCTTCTATCTGCAGAATAAGACGAAATAACTTAGTGCTGGCTGATTCAGTCATTCTCCCTGCTCCTTTGTAAGAAGTGAAATCTCGCGGACGAAGTTTACCTACGGTAAGTCTACTTCTGCATCCGGGATGATTGTTGATGGACGGAAGATCACCCGGTAGTGGTATAAATCAGTGTCGGCACTTTCGATTTGTTCGGCAAAGTAAGTCACGTTGTCAGATAGGCCTAGGAAGTGCTTCTTGAATGCGTTAGGTCCAGTCTGACATGTTACAGATAACTCACCCACTGCATCGTAATTCCCTAATGAGCATGTACCTTCAATCACCAGAATGTAATCACCATTGATGCCATTATAAAACACAATGCGTCTGGTAATCTGAAAGTTATCGGCAGCAAGCGATAGATTGCGAGACGCCACGTCCGCTGGCTGGGCACACCCTACAAGAAATGCTGTAAACAACGCTACTGCAATCAACATCTTCTTCATTCTATGTTCTCCTCTAGTTTAATCCGTCCGCGAGATTTCACTTCCTGCAAAAGTGTTTCTGGATCATCGTATGCCATCTGTACATGTACAGGACATAACGGCATAAAGGGTAGGTTTTCTATTCCATGTAATGCCGTTGAGCGCCCCGGACAAGCTGCACACTTAGGCATAGTGAAGACTTCCTTCCCGTCAGACACCGATTAACTCCCTTAATAGTTGATCTGATTTACCGGCCATGGCATAGTCGTTAGGGTCTTTAAATCCGTCAGGATAGGCAAGCAGTTTCACGTGCCCTCTCCAATCTAACCCAGCGGCAAGTTCATATGCCTGTGATTCCTCGCCTTTATCTGGAATTATCATTATTTTCTTCGAGTATTTGTTTAACCACTTCGGATCGAAACTCTTGGCTCCACCTGTTGTAGTTAGGACTGGCAAACGTAATTCGGATAGCGTCAGTGCGTCTATCATACCAAACACTATGTATAACGGCCCAGGGTCCCGCAAAGTCAAACTCCAATCTGGGCAATAAACCATTGATCTCTGTCCTGACGGTTGAGAAAAACGTATTCCTGTTAGCTTCTCCGCTTGCGGTCCAGACCGAATAATTATCCCAATTATCTCGTTGTCCTCCGATTTTACGGGCAAAACGAGCCAACCTTCGTGCCAACCAAGTTCGCATGGTTCTATTCTCCCTTCAATGCCGCGCGTCTCAGGATACCATCTAAACGACGCATTGCGGGTTAAGACTGAATGTGCTTTAGTCACAAACTCTACCTGCTCTTCCTCGGTCGTAGGCAGGTATGGGGGACGGCCAATTGGAATGTCCCGTCGGCCTCTCGCTGTAGTGCCGGGACTGGATAACTCCGCATACAGCTTGTAGTTTGGGCCGTGGGTTGCACATTCTCCCAAACACACCCACCAGCCATCCGGGTAAACAAGTAGGCTTGCCTCTCGATCGTCATGCCAGGGGCAATTGGTCAGCAAATACCCGGCACTCATCAAATCGGCGTTCTCGCCGAGTAGTTCTCGAATTTGCTCAAATGTTACTTTGCTCACTAAGGACCCCAATTTTCAGATTGAAACATAAGAGCGTTTTGTAAACGCTCTAAAGCTGCACTGCCCGGTGTTACAATTGATTCATCCATAAGCATACCAATTGCTTCTTCTAAAGCTTCTCTAGCTATGTTTCGTTCTTCAATAGCCGCTTCAGTACAGTTATCACACATGTTAGTCTCCATTGGGGAGCAGCCAAGCTCCCAATTTAGATTTCTACCCCAATAGGGGCGTCTGCTAATTCTCGTTGTAGCCAACCATCCGCGAAGGTACCACGAAATGCCACATTTCGCCCTTGCAGAATGTTCTGTAACTCGCCCAGCACATTTTCGCTTGGCGTCAGAGAGTCAGCATCAAAGTCGTAGCCGGTGACAGTAAGGAAGTTGATTAGCTGATCGTACCAGAACTTGCGGTCCCATACGATGTCAACCAATCCGGTCTGTGGGTTACGTTCGAACATGTAAACCAGAGGCCGCACGGCTTCCATACCGGCCAGTTCCGTTTCCTTGCCGATCTCTGTTGCTTCCACTCGCAGTATCGCATAGAACTCGGAGTGCGGAGGGTTAGTCCAAGATGCTCCAGTTGCCGGGATAGTAACCCGCTCTGCATCCTTATTCTTGATGGTTGGAGCTAATGCCTGTCCGGTTTCTGCGTCAACTCGGGCAGCAAATCTAGAGAAGCGTAGGAGAAAGGTTCCCTCCAGCGGTCTCACTGACTTGATGTTGTCTTCCTCTGCCGTTAGCTCGATGAACACATCGTTGATGGGTTTCAATATCCAGCTTCCAAACTCCCGCGTTACGTCTGCGGGGTCCAGACGGAAGACTTCCTTAAAGCCTTCCTTGTCGAAAATTGTAACCTT